GGTACTTTCCTTTAAAGGTGGTTTTATTACTTGATCAAGTAATTGTTACTAGTGCATCTGATTATCAGATTCACCTTAGTAATATAAATCTCAAATCTTTTCTAGTAATAAGTCCAAGAGCTGAACCTATCACTATTGCTATTAATGCGTTGTAAAACGGTGGCCGAATGTATACTGTAGGCATCTGCGGTAGTTTTTACACTATCGTAAACAACTCCATCCACTACAACCTTGCGCTTACCGGCTTCTTGAAGTCTAGCCATATGGGCTTTGACCTTATCACTTTCACGATGTCCACTCGATATGTTTAGTCGAGCTTGATCGGTCATGGTGCTACCTCTCAATTTAGCTGCTCTTTTTTCAACAGTTTCCCTAGATTGAGTTATTCCGGTGTGTCCATCTACTCTAGGATTAACGCCACCATTACCGTACTTGTTCGCACAGTTAGGATCATCGATACCTATTGTCAGATGGTAGTCCTCCAATGCTTGAGCTTCTGCCACATCTGTGGTTGGAATAAATTCCCACTCAAGTGTTGGATTTGCAGTGAATGCAGTTTGTAATTTTTCAGCAGGATGTATACCCTGTTCAAGCTTACGCCTATGCTGACTACGTCGCGTACCAAACTGTTTTGTTTGACCAACGTAGAACGGACCGGTGGGATGACGGATAAAATATACGCCTATCATTTAACCTCCGCAACACAATAAACCATGTATCAGGCAATATTTGCCTGTTGGTGTAACACAGTTTGTGCATTACATAACATACCACAAAAAGTATTCCTTAAGTTTATCAGGGAATAAGTTAAGCGGTAGGAATTACCTTGACGGCAGTTTCCTCTACCACATTGTTATTGCCAGTATCTTTTTTCTCAAGTAGTGCTTCAATCGGTATAACCTTAGCTTGGGAAGGTGGACGGTTGAGTCGACTACGGGATTGGAACTCTATCAGTTCAGGACTCATTCAACTTCCCCAGTGGTAGTAACGACAACGCGGGTGATGGTGTTTGGTCCACGTACTTTAGTAACCAGTCGATCAACACTGGCTTCATAGTCACGCCAGTTAAAGGGTTGTACCTTTGGCGAATCCCAACCAGTATCTACGAAACGATCATTGATGTCGACCAGCAGTGATTTAGTAGTCATTGTGCAGCTCCTACAGACTTAACGAAGATACGAGTAATGGTAGAACCACTCGCCAGTTTGTTGGCCAAGCGGTCAACGGCTCGTTCCCAATTAATCCAGTTGATGGTGTTACCGTCTTTGTTCAGCGGGTTATACAGACACCCACGGAAAGTAGGGAGCATGATTAGATGTACGGTCATCAGTATTCTCCGGTGGTAGTTACAACGATACTGACGAGGGTTTTGCTATCGCGCACTTTATGCACCAGTCGCGTCATTGCCTCATCAAACTTAATCAGGTTCAATGGTGAACGGGGTGGCCAGTTCCAACCAAAGGTAGCTTCAGTCTTACTGATATCTAAGATGGTGTTCTTAACTGTCATGGTCAAGCCCTCTGTTAGTGTACAGCCATGATATAAACTTGAAATAAAATCTATTGCATATAAAGGAAGGATTAATGTTATACTGCGACAACACATTCTATGTTTATCTATAAATCAACAGGACTCAAGTATGTACGCACTCTTCCGGGATAGACCCACCCGCTTGCTAGGTCAAACCTTAGATCCAAACCTGAAGTACGTGCGGGCACAGTATGCTACGTTAATCAAAGACGTTAAGCAGTACTACAACCGTAATCCGAAGTACGTCGATTCAAAGAACATGTTTGCGTTGATCATTCAGCAGTTTGTAATCAACACCAAGGTTGATGATCCTGAGTGGGCTAACCAAGTTGAACGCTATGCTCGTGGCTTCATGAAAGAGTTTGGCATTACCACACCTATTAATAAAGGACGCATCCATCCAAAGGGTATTACCCTAGGACCGCAGTCTGAAGAATGTGTGATGGCCAGCTTTGAAAAGTTTGACATGAACAACATTGGTAAACGCTGGCGTGAACTTACCCCAGTGAAGTATCTGTACCACACGCGTACAGATTGTACCCTACCCATTATGAACAATACCACGCCCGGTCGTTCCTATGGGGTGATCAGTATTAACATTCCCATGTTGATGGTTCAGTATCGTTACTGGCGTCGTTGGCAGGAATCTCTTGGGGTAGTTCAGTTTGAGAACTCTTACCGTTTCGTGGGTAGTTACGTCCTACCTAACATGATCGATAGCTTCTTAGACATCGCTTTCTTTAACCGCTTGGATCGGTCCTCTCAAGGCATTAAGACTCCAACCTTCCCATTGTCCCACCCTTTCTATCTAACCGACCTTACACCTCGTCTGGAGCGCTTAGAAGCATCGATTAACTTCGAGGCTATTATCAAAGGGATTGAAGTTGAGGGATTGGCTTGGATTACTCCAATGCTGGTGAAATCTAACTTGTTCCAAGTGATGGAGTTACCGCGTGAACCCGTAACTTACCAGAACCAATGGGTAATCACATTGGCTCGATTAGCAGAGGTGAGATACTTAGTACGTATGGTCCTACGCAATCATGGTTATGATGCCTCGCAACTTAACCGAATCATGATTGACCTTATTGATGGTTCCAATGATCAGATCTTCAATTCGATGGGCAGTACAGAATTTGTTAAGACGTTTAAGAAACAGGTTCAAGAGTTGATCAGCGACATAAAAGAAAAATGAAATAAAGCCCCTCCGTCACGGAGGGGCAATATGTCGTCTTAGTTGTAAACTGGGAGTTGTGCTTCCAGTTTGTTAGCTACCGACCGTAGGTCTTCAACCAACTTAGCTTTCTGTGCATCTGTCAAATCATCGCCCGCATTACTACGACCGATGTCCTGATAGATTTCCCACAGATCGCTGGTTACAGTACTAGCTTCACCGTGCATGTTGTTTCCTTATTCGAGTGGTGGCTTGGTGGCAAAGGTAAGAATACGAGGTCCTTGTGAGGGCATCATATCTGCACCGATGTAATGGACTTCAAAGATGTAGTCCTTAGCGAAGTTACCCAAGTGTTCATCCGTCACCAGTTTGATAGCGTCGTTGTAACTTGGGGCCATTACTACAGCCGTCATCAGATGATGGCAGTCCACGTAATCGCGTAAGATCCCAGCTGTACCACGATTGATGAAGTGGTATACGCTCTGGGCATGTCCTTCGGTGAATACGAACTCGGTATCGTCGAACAACTGAAACACACCACCGTGTTCGTTCTTGCTTTCAGCGATCATCGTCAATATCCTCTTCTTTAGTCTGTGCCATTACGGCGATTTCTTGAATGTACCAGGCCATGCTACCGATACTCCAGTTCTCCATCATTGCGTTGAGGCGTTCTACGCGATCCTTAGCCCCCACCAATTCTTCTGGTGTAAGCTTAGACTCATCGAAGGGATGATTGAGTTCTGGTTGAATATAGCGGTAGTGTAGGTGGTGTTCAATGTAGGCACATTGGTTAGCGTTTAACTCTGCACGCATTTGCTTGAGGGAGGTTTGTTCCATGTCACACGGCCATGACAATTTTGTCAGTGCGTGTAGTCTCAAAGTCAACACCCATCAAGGTGATGTTGAACTCTGCCCCCTCGTAGTAATCCCCACGCATGCACGCAGAGTTAAACGTATCGATCGCGCTATCCATATCGATAGCAGAGATGATCAGTTCGTCGTACTCTTTGTCTTGGTTATCACTCACCTTCTTCAAATGATACAGATAGGCTTTATAACCCTTAGTGTCAATATCAGAGCGGTTGTTCCGATTCCAGATGATGGTGTCCGCATTGGACTTAGCTTTAGCAGCTTGACCAGGCGTCATCTTCTTCTGGGTGGACAGAGCCAGCGTAGTGTTGAACATGTTAACCTCTGTAGAGTGGAGTGGTTTTACTACCCATAGAACCCGAAGCTACGTACATCTGGTACTGCATCAATCGACGTTCATCATCGGTTGGTAAACGCAGTTCGCCAGCATCAAGAAGCTTTTGTTTCTGCTCCCGGCGTAAGGCCAGAGCGTCATCGTAGAATTTAAAGGACATAGTAACCCCAGTCAATGTAGATGGTTTCTTCGGTATCATTGGAGCGGGTATCATACCCAAGCAGCTCAAGGTTCCAATGCGTGGCGTCATAGATCATGCCATCTGGGTTCAACATCAACCGCAGTATTTCAACAGCGCCAGCTTCGGTATGCGACGATACTATCGCCCCATGGATCTCACCCTGATCGAGTGAACGGTAACCGTCTTCGTTGGTATTGACTCCGCCTTTGGCGTACTCACCCAGCGTCTTGAATTGCCACAACCGCTTATTAGCGTTTAGCTGTGGTACATCCAGATCAGGTTGACCGATACGACGATAATCGAAGTACCGCATACCACGCATGATAACTTCAGTTCCGTAGCGCATGTTACACCTTCAGCTTTTCGATATGGAGGTCGGTCAGTTTAGTAGCGTGTGCCAATTGTTTCTTGGTACTACTAGCTGACATCATAATGCGGTCAAACGATTCACGCAGGTAACGATTGGTCGGAGTATAGCAACCCAGATTAGGTACCCACACTACGTTATCGTCGTTAACCCGTGATTCCTTACGCACATACAACTTGTCAAACAACTTGATGCAATCCACGTTACTACCGGGATGCTTCACGAAGGTTTCTTCACTGACCTTTTCGCAGAGCAGTTTCCAGTTGGTAGGACTGATGGAGACAGTCACGTAGTTAACCTCGGTGTAAGGGTGTAGACCGAGGATAGCGGTGTCGTAACAGGCCAGTATAGCATCGCCATGGATACCGTAGTGACGACGCAGGTTAGCGATCAGGTGCCGCGCGGATCGTTGATCCATGGGAAACTCCTTTAGGGCATAAAGCCTTACCCGAAGGTAAGGCTATTGAGGTTAGTCGGCTTTCAGTACTTCATGGAAAGCCTGGACGATGGTCTGTTCATCGAGTGCAGCGTTCTTCTCGATGAGATATGCACGGAGCTTAGTAGCAACCTCAGCACAAACCTCAGGACTCATCTCACCAGGGAACAGGTCAGGGTGGATGTAGGTAGCCAAGGCAATATCAAGGTTCTTAACCCAGATCTCTTGACGCTGTTCTTTGGTCAGGTAACCGTCTACGTCGAGGTGCATTACCGAATTGGTCAGACCACGACCCAGTACCGCGTCTTGAATAACTTCGACCGTGCGGCCTGGCTCTGGATCAGCCGGATCAAGTTCCACCTTGAGTACTTTACGTTCACCGGTTTCACTATCCAGGTACGGGAGTGGGTCAAGATGAACCATACCCAATGCAGGATCGCCGAATGGAGTAGCAACGTCAGCCATACGCTTCACAATCGGAGCGTCTGGATCAGCCTTAGCTTGCATGCCGTTGATCAGGTTAGCCTGATACTCAGGCAGCTTCTCACCAGTAGCCATTTCCAACAGATCAGCAGCAGGCAACTCTTTCAACAGAGCTTTCTTTTGTGAATCGCTGGTGTCACGTTGGATCTGACCCAGCTTCATCAGAATGACCGTACCCAGAGCAGACTTCACACGAGCATTGTTCATGTTCGGAAGGTGCTTGGATTTAGGCTTGGACTTCTTACGCTTTGGAACACGACGGAACGAGTCCAAGCCTTTAAGCTTAGGAACATTAAGTCGACCAGACGATTCGTCAGTGGCCTTCTCAGCGCCTTCGATCAATGCACCCAGGGATTTGACGCCGTCGGTAATGGCGTTGACAGTTACCAGATCATCGCGTTTAAAACCACCACGCAGTTCAGCTGGGCCACCGTGGTTAGCGTCGGGGTGATGTGGATCAATGTAACCTGGAGCAGACTTGCTCAAGACGTTTTGAGTTTGCATAGCCAGAGCGAGATCAGTTGTAGATTGCATAGTACCGAGTTCCTTCATTGAATTGTTAACAGCAAAGCTGCTGAAAAGTTTGGAGCGTTCTTCGATCATTGCCATTCGCACGGCACCTAAACTGTTGTCCAGCCAAGTAAGATCTTCCTCATGTTCGGAGATCAAACGAATGGCCAGTGCTTCAACGTCCAGATCCGGCATCAGTTGATTAGGTGTGGCACCTGACCAGAAACTGTTGATGATCTTCTCATGTTCCAGTAGACGCTTAACCTTAGCGTGCACTTGGGTCATGTGGATATCGTTACGCAGCGCAGCATAGTCCAGAAAGGATTGTTTCATACCGAGTACGCACAGATCAGCTACAGGAGTATTACCACGAAGCTGTACGTTGTTATCGATTGAGTCCTCATTGAAGATACTGGTAGGTAAGAAGATCTCTTGACAGGCATTCAGATGACCGGAACGATCACCTTCAACCCATGTATCAGTCTTGAACGGATGCGGGATCATTAATCTTCCTCGGAGTAAAAGCGGTGCATGATGTGGTTATGGTCTTCACGCAGGATCAGCCAATCACCCGGCTTCATCAACCAAATCTTACCGTCCAGATCGAGGTAATCGAAGGTGGCATAGTCATACGCCCCGAAGCAGCTCGAGAACTTGAGCTTAGAACCCAGCAGATACTCCTGAGCCCACGCTAGCGCACCACCCAGTACAACGAGTGGCTTACCATCCAACTTGCCCTCACCGCAGCGCTCAGCGAACTCGATGTGTACCGCGCCAAAGATAGCCTCTTCTGGATCAGGACGTTTCTCGTAAGCATCAAGCAGGGTTTGAATGCCCGGTGAGGTAATGCGATACCAGTCTACATCTTCGTGCGGTTCTACGGTAACCAACCCAAGCTTAATAGCTTCGGTGATACCCGTTACGGATACGCAGTCTGTGGAAGGACGTGGACCTACGGTAACGAGGCGGAACAGAGTGTGATACAGGGAGTCGATCATTTCATTATTCCAATGTAGTCAATGAAGCGAGGTTGGTTAGCCGCTTCAATCTCGGCTGGCGTCATCGGTTTAGCTTTTGCTGTTACCATGACCAGGTTCTTGTGGAAACCAAGTGTACGCATGCGGTCAAAGAGCTTACGGAGTTCAGGGTCACGGTTACTCATGCCAGTACGCCCATTCGTTCATCATGTTCTTTACCAGCTTCAACCATACCAGCTTGGAATACTTCCACCAGCTTACCGACACGCTCCGCATGGAGTGCATTGGTACGCCGGATGTACTCAGCTGGAGTCAGTTGGACCGTGATGTCATACGACCTGATGTATTCAGCCGATGGCATACTACTCCGAGTATACGAGCCATCGCCCGCCATGAAGTTCACGGTTACCATCTCAGAACCAAGTACCTCATAGACCACACCATTGAAAACATTACCCTTCTCGAAATTGATATCCTCCACACCTGGATTAAAGATCAAGATAGAAGCAGGATCACCTCGTTTCATCAGGCCGATATCAGTTACAGTTACGGTCGACATATTGCACCTCACGTTATAAATGCCTGTGTTTGAATACACAGGCATGATATAAACTTTAAACGGGTTCTATTACATTGGCCTTCACTTCGATACCCGGATGAACTAAATTGAATTCGTGGATAATGAATTCCAAGGTCATCAATGGGTCGGGATCATCGGGATCGATAGTTACATTGACCGTAAACTTACCGTCTTCTTCAACCACCTTCATCGCGGTGAAGCTATAACCTGGAGCCATCTCAAACTCAGCCAGTACGTCCTGTGTCTTCCCGATCACACGGATGTCCAACAGTTCAACACGCGACTCCAGAAAGTGTTCACGCACTTTAGTTACGAGTGTGTTAATGTCTTCAGTTGAGTAAAGATCCAGTTCGGTATAAGGCTTAACAAACTTCTCGATCTTCTCTTCCAGCTCTTGTTCGTACGTCATACGTTACCCACCGTTTCAATTATCAATTCAGAGAAGTCTTCTTTAGACATCTCCACATCAGAAGCAGCTAGTTCTTTAACGAGTTTCAATACTCGAACTGCTGCTTCAATAGCTGACCAATAACAATCGTCAACCCCTAGTCCAATCTCGACCCCACTAATAACAGAGTCGAGCTTATCATTCAGTTCACGCATTAATAGAAGTCCGAGATCAGGCGAGTGATCTTCTTATCTGACAACATGATCCCGAGGGATTCCATGAGGAGATAGAAGCTACCCATTGTGTTAGAGATTACCGAACGTACGTTAGCGACACGGGTGATTACTTCTGGCACACCGTGGTTTTCGATAACAGACATTGGTACGTGGAAGTTGGTAATGCCTTTCTTATTGTTAGCCAAGGCCCAAGCTTTCAAACGGTTACGCAGACCCAGATCTTCAATGGTCTCCAACCATGCTTCGAAACGTGTACGGTTATCGATCGTAACCGATACCTTAACGAACGAGTAGGGTGGTGCTTCCAAGAAGCCAAAGGATGGTTCAAAGACTTCTTTCCAGAACTTGTACTTAGCGTACGTGGCATTGTCTTCAGTCTTATAAGCATCTGCACGCTTACACTTACCGGTGGTCAGGTATTCAGCCTTACCATTGTAAATAGACTTCATGATGTCACGTTCGATGTTCCCGATCTGCTGAAGCATATCAGGCAAGTCCAGAGTCTCTTCACGCTTGATGGTTGTGATGATGTGATCCATCATCTTCTTAGCAGCTTTGTTGATCCGTGGCGGAACCTTACTATCCCGAAGACCCACACCTTTAACTTCCATACGTGCCTTGGAGAACATTACACCTTCCAACGCATCCTGAGAAGCATAGTAGTGTTTCGATCGAGTGGTCAGACTCAGTACGGCGAAGTAGTACTCGTTCTTCATAGCCAGCAAACGAAGCTTGTTCTCAGCCACACCCATGTTAGTGGATTGAATGGCCAGAATGTGCATCACTACTTCAGCTACCAAGAACACCAGTGCAAACACCAGACGCTTAGCTTCTTTACTGAATGTAATCCGTCCAAAGAATTCCTCTACCCAGTATTGCAGGGTAAACATAGTGGAGTCAGTGTCGGAGATCACAGCAGCACGACGATAAGCTGTTGGGAATGCATGGATACTCGATGGCATGTTCTTGGTCAGGAACATAGCCTTGATGAACAACTGATACTTCTTAAGAGTTACTCGAATGTTTTCACCAGTCGAATAGATCACGTCAAAGACTTCAGGGTTCTCTTTCTCCAGTACCTCGTTGTTACGACCATTAACTTCCTCGTAGCAGATGAAGTTAGCCAGCAGTTGCATGTCACTATCGAACTTGTTGTAAGCTTCCTTGGTGATAACTTGAGCGGTTGTACCTAACTGAGACAACTCAGTCAAGAAACCTTTAACCATGTCTTTGTTGTATTGGTAGATGTGGTATAGGTCACCGACGTACATAATAGCAGCACGTTGAATCGGAGACAGACCACTAGCCAGACGATGCAGTTGACGCGTATAGTCTGGGTTGTTCCAGTAGTGAGCAGTTGAATACAAAACCATGTCAATGATTTCGTCAGCGGTTGGGTAATGCAGATTGAACTTGCGCATGCACTGCTCGAGTTCTTTCAGGTCAGTATGGTTAGCCAGACTCAACATGTTCGCCTTGGTTACCTCAGGCGTGTAGTAGTGTCGGTTACCCATAATGAACTTCTCGTTGTTCGAGTTAGCATAAGAAGTAGCTACCCGGCACGTCGAGGTCAAACTAGAGTGAGTGGATTTGTAGTAGAGAATAGTTGCAGCACTAACGGTGGCTCCTGAGTAGGAGTTATTGTTAATTTTGAAGTTCTCTTGTTCGCCTTTACGAACGGCTGCGAGTTCCATAGCTTCTGGGGTCTTTTCACCTTCCAATCGCAGTTGTTCTTTCTTTACGGCTTTACGGTTAGCAACACCTTCAGCGATGTATTGAGCATGCGTCGATTGACGGATGTTCTCAGGCATGTAAACAGACATACTTGGTGAGAGCAGCAACTTGTGCTGTTTAACTCGACCGAGGAACTGACTGAACTTAACCACACGCTTTTCCCGATCCCCTTGTTCGTTCTTATACAGAACCATCGTCTTGGGGTCGGTCAGCTCGAACTCACCTCCCGGCGACATCGAGGTCTGAACATAAGCTAAACACTGGTCTAATGGATCACCAGTCATTGCAGACAGATACAACGCCGTGTCTCGCATCATTGGATCAATGACGTCTAAGTCACGTTCGTATTCGGAAATGTCTTGATAAAAGGGATTCGGTTTTTCGTTGGGTTCCATCATGACCTCCAAAGTCTATATAACTAGAGGCACTCAGGTAAAAAAAGAAACGGCATAAAGCCCCACCCGAAGGTGAGGCGTTACGGATCAGTTGAAGACCGTCGAAGTAGGGTTCTCATTAACGCCACGAACGGCGGCAATGATTCGTGCTTTACGGGTTTCGTCGATGTCATCGAATACCAACGTTAGGCGCTTGCCATTGTGGATGCTAAGCGTACCGGCACGAATCCAAGGCACACCAAGGATCTGAGTCTCACCACTTGCCAGTTGAATCTGGAAGTAGTTGTACTGCGTTGGATCACTTGGAGTACCAGCAGGAAGAGTGTCGAAGACTTGTTGGTTAGCGGCGATGTAATCGAAGCCTAAGATACGAGCTAGGCTAGAATCAAACACCGCCTTCAGAGTTACCGATTGGAAGTTGTTACCGAATTGGGCAGAAGGATATACCTCGAATGAGATTACCGTACCGATAGGGATTTCTTGGAGTTGCATAGTCGTACCACCAGCTTAAGGATTCATACTATCTACCGTAGCTTCGGTTGGAATATGAACCCTACTGTACCCTTAAGATCCAACGGTACAATCGACAGAATGTCTTGGTTAGCTACACCCATCGTCTGGAACTCACACGTCATCTGAATGAGGTCATGGATATCAGCAGGTTCGGTACCACTGATGAGTTGTTCCAACAGGTCGTCATCACAGTGGTGCATCTGGTAATACGAGTAGGTCTCGATTACGTGCTTCTGATATTGGCGGAGCGATAACCCTTTATGAATGGTGATGTCCACCATAGCTCGAACGAGTCCATCCTCATCCGAACCGGGCGTATCTGCAAGTGATGCGTAAATCTCTTCACGCTTCACATCGAACTCAGCTACCCAACGGTCAGCCATAAGCTTTCCATGTTCGGAATCTAAGACGATGAAGTTACTGGTGATTGCCATCATGCGGTGAGTCCTAGTTCAGGGATTACAATGTTGGCTGTCAATGCATGGTATTGATCGCCGTTGATGTGTGGATGCCGTGGAAGGGGTTCAATCGGTAACGCAAGTACACTAGAGTAGTCTTGGATAGAGATCTGTATTGGAAGTCCAGGTGCCGCCGCAGTTGACATTGCCTGCCGTGCCTTAAAGCGTGCAGCTTGAGCAGCGAGTTCCTCAGGCGACTGATAAGTATCAACCGTGCTGAGGTCATCGTCCTTTGGGTCGTATGTCTCTTGATCCTCACCAACTACCAGGTAATAGGATTCCTCGGTATTCAACGTGAACGATTCAACTCGATCGACACCATGTCCAGAACTACTCAGGTCTTCGATTACCGGAGCCAGAGTAGAGGCCAGTATGCCGCAAGCTGATGCAAAGGATGCCGATAGATAACTACCGATGTGTGGATTAGCCTCAACGTGCTCAACGATCATCTGAAAGTTATCATTCAGGTAATAGTTGAAATCGGATTGGTTACCCGAACGAGCTACGGCATGAAACATCAAGTAGTGGTCGATAGCATCCTTCAGCAGGTCTTTAACTGAAGTATCATCCATCGCTAGTAATGTACCCGTCTCGTCAAACCACTCACTTCGTCGTTCATGTCCAACTGGGTATTTCTCACCGCATACTTTGTAAGCTGCGTTTCGTATTACGTCTGCCATTTGTTGCAGAAGATGATCGATCTCACGATGATTGATCGTCATACCTATAGCGCGTTGTTGCATAGGTCACCTATGGGATTATTGGAGCGTCAGTACCGATCAACAGTTTAAGGGTACGGTTTTCATAACCTAGAACACGTACAGTATAAATTTGCCGGGACTGCGCCATTTGGATGGAACGTATATAAGCTGCGATCTCAACGTTAAAGGTATCAATACACAGCTCCACCAATTCATCATACCGCGCCTTCTTAGCCAGTATGATCCCAGACTCGCTCACAGTGCGTCTGAACCACGCTGGCTGTTTACCGACATCGATGTCGCTGGTGCTGTTGTACGCGTCTTCATCGACCGCTGCGGTGTAGTACAGGTCAGTGTACGCCATACGCATGTGGTTATTAATGTCAGCGTCAAAGTAACGCAGGGCATCTTGTAATGCTTGGCCGTAATTGATGATGATGAAGTCAACCATTCCTTTATCATCACTGGGAACTATATGCCTCAAGATTCGAGTGGAATCGAAAGTCATTAGGGTGTGGGTCGTGGGTACATACGACGTAGAGGCCGTCATCGAATGAACTCGCATATTTTAGGCTGGTCATGGCACATGGTAGTAGTGCTCCTATTTCGCCGAACTGGTTCTTAACGGCATAAAGAACATCGTACCCCATGGTATCACCCATGAAGTACATGTCCACAAAGTCGCGATCATTAAACGTATGGCAATCATTGAACCAATGGTATTCAGTGTAGGCTATAATAGCATCGTTAATTTCTTCGACGCTTAAGCCTACACGTTCACCCAGTAATTCAACCAGCTGATTTGACTGACCGTATACCACAACCGAATCCAGACGTATCAGGATGTTCTCTTTCATCATGATGTTTTATAATCAGATAGAGTTCATTGTAGTTGGGGTCAGTTACGTACGAGTGAAGCACGTTTGTCCCGCCGTTCGGCAAGTACGGACGCATTGCCCGATTGCACTCGATAAGGTAGTCGACCACTTCTTGCCGTTGATCTTCGTCGAGAGTTGGTGCTGGATTGGCTTCGTCTCGGTCATCACACCGGTAACCAATGAGGTCAAGCGCGGTGTCAGTAAGCGTTTCAACATAGTGTTCGCCTTCATCTGGATTGGGTTGAATTACCGCCATGGTGGCGATTGCTCTGAGGAACTTCCCACCCGGTCCAAAGAACCACGAGGCTGTAGCCCAGTGATCACTCTGAAACCGAGTAGCGTCCCAGTGATCAAATACGATCAGGATATTTTGTGTGCTCATTGGCGAAGGTTAAGTACCATATTGGCGCGTTCAGCAAATACGCGTTCAGCGACCTTACGTTCTTCATACGGTAGGTAGTCGCCACGATTGAGTGCATGTAATAACTCTTCCTCGTACTTTTCTGTAATGGTCGAAAACAACTTCTTGAAGATCGAGATGATGTTGGTGCCGGTGTAGAACTCCAGCTTATACGACTCGTCCTTCTTGACGCTGTAACTGATCTGACCCATACCGAATGCAATCACCAGCTTCGATACAACTTCCCGATGAAATGTTTCCATATCGTAGATGTTCAGGATCTTCAACAGGACTTGGTTAACCGTTGGGCAATGCTCAGCCAGTTCGATCTGAGGATTAACACGGGTGATACCTTCACAGAAGATTGCAGCGATCTGTTCGGTGGGGTTAGCAAAGAAGTCCGACATCATCTTCCGATAGAACGAATCCATCTGAACACCGGGTTGAGACATGTGTTGTTGAGCGGTGTGGATCTTATCACCGTAACGCTGAATGAACTGGTTGTACAGATAGTTGATCGGGTTCGAACAGTTAATAGTAGCTACTGCCTCTTCGGTCTCATCCTCATTAACCGGTTGACCTTTAGCCAACTTATTAAACTCGGTGATCCGATGATCTTCACCTTCAGTCAAACCCAGCAAGCCGGACGACTTAATTACGGTCCAGTCAGTCCAGCAATCCAGTGGGATATACTGCTTGAGTTGAATCCGTAGGTTATGCTCTACGCCCATCCACAGGCTGTGCGTGCGAATAGCTTCGTACGCATCCAGATGGTTCTTAGTTACCGATGTCTTACCGATCCCGTAAAGGATAGCGCAGATAGCCTCAACGTTACTAGTGTCACCTACCCGATGTGCCAGAGCGGTGTCTACTGCATCACGAGTAAGGAAGTACAGGATGGTTGAAGCTTCACGAGTGCTGATCACCTTCAGCTTAGTCTCAGGAGCGGTCAACGCAAGAAACTCAATACACTCTTTTAGTACATCAACGTGGTCTTGACTTTCAAGCACGATAAAACGTTTTGATCCAGACATTACTTAACCCTTAATACTTCGGAACAGCCAGGTAGATCGCATCATTGATTCTCTGATAGTGCGCGAACAACCCAGCGTGTTCCGGTTGGAAATGAATGCATTGATACAGTGCTCGCCATGCCTCAGGGAATTCCCGATATATTCGGTGCTCTGCATCAGATACGTGACTCAGGTTACGATGTACCCAAGTATGTTCGAATGAATTGATTGCAATCGAGATGAAGTCATCTAGGATTTCATCACTGGTGATTCTTACACGTTGATCATATTCGCTCCCTTGGGTGATAATCATTGCATGGTCTGGGTTACGGCCAGTTCGTTTATCATGACGCATGAACGCCAATAGACGAATACTACCATGATCGATCAGGGGGAGCACAGGTCTGATATCAAACACGTGGAGATCGTATGGCTGTGGCTTGTTTTCGTGCATAGTCTTTCCTCTATTAATCCAGTAGCATGATATAGATCTCAAATTAAATGAGTTAAATGCTTCCCCTCGTATAGTATACGCTCCCAAGTATAACTATCCCACCGGGAAGGCCCCTGAAATGCGATATAGGACGTTTTCGGAATGAGCGCTATCCAATATGCACTAAACTACATTCGACCCCGTATCCCCCGTCAGGTACTCCAGCAGGTTTTCGTTGCCGGTAATAAGGCGACCATTGCTCTGGATAATGCTGGTTGTGGATCTAACTTTTCGATGGAGCATCGTATTCGAGAAGCGATAATCGAGGCCCGTATTAAACCTGACCTGGAAGTGATCGGTGGTACTAAGACTTTCATCCCTCTAGACTTCCCAGTTCGAGCACAGTACGTAGACCCATATACGACTGTTTACTACATTCCTGATGAGTATACCCAAGGCAGGCCAATCGTCCAGCTGTACAGTATGCACTTCGGTGTACTGGGTTATCAGAGCGGTGGTCTCATGACTACTTACCGTGAAGGCGCAATGACCTCAGCTACCCGGCAGGTGTTAGATGCGGCTCGTCGTATCCCTGTGGCACAAACCAGTTACTTGGGTTTGATTAACCACAACACATTCATGGTACGCTTTATCGCTATGCCTACGGCCACCGCTTATCTTAGCTGTCGTCTGGGTAACGATGAGGAACTAAACAACATTCGTCAACCTAGCTGGCCTGCATTCGCTAAGTTGGTTGAGTACGCTGTTCAGGCTTACTGCTACAACGAGATGTTCATCGAGATGGGTGAAGCTCAGTTGGCAGGTGGTCAAGAGCTTGGTGTATTCCGTGATAAGGTATACGAGTGGGCTGACGCTAATGACAAGTACGATGAGCAACTACGTAAGGTTCAAAAGATCTTGCGGTGCTTCAACGACCCTGAGGGTAATCGGCACCACATCCGTACTCTGATCGCGGCACAATAAAAAAATAAGGCATATCGCCCCTCCATTACGGAGGGGCTTTATGACGTTAACGAAGTGACGCTTCTTTACAGGCTTTGATCTGATCTGGTGTAGCCGTACCGTCAATACCAGTTACGGTCGTCAAGCAGAACCTGAAGGCATACTCTGGCGAACTTTGCCAGGCACGTAGTTCTTCAGCTTCGATACGATCGCTTTCACGAACCTCGCGTACATGAGTGAAGATCAAACCACCCAGGCCAAACACGAGTGTCAAGATGACGGCCCATTTGGCAAATGCCCGTGAATCTTTTAACACCTCTTTATCAAGTTGCATTGTTAAACTCCACCCAGTTATTAACGGACTACTTCACCAGCTTCCAACCTTGCTTTGAACTTTACGCCTTCCAAATAACGGTCAGCTTTATAACGTTCAGCACTTTCATACTTATCGCCGATCGTACTCAGTCCTGCACAGCCCCCGAAAGATAGCGCCAGCAAACCAAGGAATATCCAACTCAAATCAATTTTCATAGAATCCCACTTCTTTAGAACACGCGGTCATTTTGTTACGGTCTGTGACGCCCATCCAACTGGAGGTACGTTTCAAACACGCTCTGTAACTTTGTTCCTGATTACTCATCGAGTTAGTAATCGTGAAACGGGTCTCCTCCACATATTCCCGTGTGTCCATCACACACTTCGTCACCGACAGTGCTATACACACCAAGGTGGTCAGGAGAATATAAATTGAAAGCTTCATCGGTACCCTCACGTGCAGCAATTAGTTTTAACATTCTGAGAGCATCGCACTTGACACTCTCGATTTGCTGACGGGCGTCCATCAGTTGTTCTCTACTGCGATCTCCAGCGAGAACAACAGTAACGACATAGCGGTAGCAACGTTACCTTCGACAACCATACCGGTATATTCCCCATCGGTGTTGGTATAAACGATAGCCACATCCTCTTCCTTACCACGGTACTTCTTAACGAAGCTGAATGTAGTACCACGTAGGGTAATACGAACGGACGTGAACTGATCCAAAGGTGCACAGACCATAGGGAGGTCCAGATCCCGGAACTCTTTAAGTAGGCGAATCAGTTCTCCACGGCGGTGCATGCGATCTTCTCCTTAATGTCAGCGTAGATACGAACCACTGCGAGCAGCAGATGTTCTTGGATTTCGTTCTGATCGACCACGGCTTCCGAAATGGTCAGCTTCAGGTCCTGGATAAACAACTCCTGACTCTTGAAGTTCCATTCCAACATTGCGTAGGTACGATGGTCTGAATCCAACAGGATTTGATAACCTGTGCCAGTAGGGCGCCAAACCGTCCACAACCCACGAATTGGTGTAGACTTGAACGTTGGGATCGACACAAGGTCTTTGTGATACCACTTGTTCATTTCACGGATAGCCTTGAACAACGTCAGGAAGGCTTCGTTGTTATACGGTTTAACTTCATTCATATTGAATTTTCCTTCGGTGGAATAACAGTGATTTAGATCGTAGACCCATGACTAGGTCCGGTTCAATAAGTGTGGTCAAGCAGTCGGTGATGTTCCCTACTTCAAAGGGTAGTCGCCGGTTAAACTCATCAACGGACTTTACCTTAAGTGGATACAGGTATCGTCCATCGGTTGTGTAGTACCGTCTATAGAGCAGCTTGCGCAATCGCTCCACGACGGTGGGGTGCGATTGAAACTTAGGTAACTTGATTCGCATCCCATTTACTTCACGCCAAACTGGAACCAGATCGTAACATACGTAGTCGTCACATTCAAAAGCAAAGATCAAGCACACCGTGGCGTTACCCGCTTCTGCAACTTCCCGTATCGTTCTGGTATGGGGTGAGAGTACAAGCCCTAGGTCGCAAGCTACAGATTCATCTATCTGTTTCTTGGACTTAGCCATAACTCACCTTAAGGAATATAGGTCTCACGAATGGTTGAAGCAACCACCGCTGTCACCAGCCAAAACAACGAGATGATACCTACCGGTTTACGGTACTTAGTACTATCGTCGGACACCAAGAACAACAGTCCGAACAGAAGAAACATCCCAACGCCCCATGCAGAGAGGTTACCCATTGCACCAATCATAGTTATCCCCTTTCGTCAATGTACCAGATGAAACCATAGAAGGCAACTACGGTTAACAGTAGACTACCTATCTTGGCTATATCAACCCAACTCATCGAAGACCGCCGGTTTAACGTCCTCGGTGGTACGTGCCGCATTGGCCGCTTCAGCAGCTGTGCGGGTTTCAAAGTCACGTTGTACGTTGTAGTACGCCGCAGACATTTTCTTCATCTCACGTTGAGTAAGACGAGTGTCACCCACCAGCTTTGCATTGTTACCTTTGAACTTATTACGTTTAGCCACGATTTGCCATCCTTAAGGTTTGTTGAATTCGCTGGTGATCGAAGATCGCCCGTTTCAGAGTATAGTAGACGTGAGTATTATGACACCGGTCATAATCAGGGCTGTTAACCTCGGTGTCCAACTCATAGCCCAGATACTCGATCATGAACTTAGCGCATGCAGGGCTACGCGATGAACCCGCCGCACAATGTACCATGATGTCTTCACCTGGGTACTTATCCAAGAACGTGAAGATCTTCAGCGCGTCGATGTAATCAAACAAGCGATACGTGGAGTCGATCTGTTCTTCAACGTCATCCACGTAGATCCGCTGTACGTCCTTGTGATGGGTACCTAACGGGTAAGTGTGACGCTCACCCGGTATAGGACCGTTCCACTCGTTAAAGCTGATCACAGGGACGGGTAGAGGATACTTCTCAGCGTTCCAGCAATTAAGTACCGTTACTTTAGCCACGGCTATAACTCACGTTGGGTAACATGATCAAGGTTTTCTCGTCATCCCGGATGATGATATCAAACCCATTAATGTAATGCGAACTGAAGTAAGGCAACTTTAGCGATAGGTACGTCATATCGTCCGCCCCCAGAGTCAGGTTCCAGTCCGCATCGAAATTACCTACGCCAGCTACAACGTAACCCTTGATGACAACGTCGCCATCTGCCAGCAAGAGGACGGTGTAACGCTTACCGAGTTCCAATACTTGAGATGTGAAGATATCCGGTGTGATGTACCATAGCCCCTCACCTTCTTTAAATCTGGACATCGGGTGTTTTCCTTTTAAAAGTTAAATGACTACCTTCGGTCCAATTCAACATAGGGCCAGTATAGACCGCATCAAATCGGGTTTCCATAAATTGCATCAGGTCAGCAGTGGCGTACTTCTTGCGAATATTGATTGTGACGTAGTCGGCGTTACACTCGTAGATGTGAAACCGAGTGTCGTTAAACTTAACCTCGTCCCCTTTACGGAACTTGAACTTCGGTTCGATCGGTAGAGGGATGGTATCGATATCAACTTCTGTCCACATGTTAACCTCAGAAATGCTTTTGAAAAGTGGAGTTGCATTGACCGTCGATGTACAACGTACCAGTGCTAATGTGTTTGTAACCTTTCATCCACATGAACTCGTGGATGTACGCATTCGGAGCAGGCGAGCGAATGGTCACAAAGTTGTTAGTGCCTTCAACCACGAGAATCCGAGGCGTTTCGCTCAATACATCACCAGCATTTAATTTAGCCATTCTGTTAACTCCTAAAAGGGAATAAAGCCCCACCCGAAGGTGGGACTGTTATTTAGACTACCATGCCATCTTCATCAGCATTGTCATCTGGGTCCAGCAGCGGGTTACGCTGTACGAACTTTGCCAGTTGACGAGTGACCTCAGTTTTGGTATCGCTGATAGACTTCATGACTTCTACAACACCAACCGAGTTGATGACGAAGTGCAGTTGTTCTTCAGTAACGTCCAGATCATCGGGACGCATGATACCGGTGGTGCGTACGATCGCAGAACCAAAAGCGAACTCTTTGGATGGATCGAGGTAAAGGCTGGCAACAGCGATTGGTTCAGGAACCAGCTCAGCATCTTTACGACTGTCACTGATGTGCAGCTCACACACCTGAGGGATCAGGTTCTTATGCTTGTCAGTGAAGCGTACCCAGTTCTGAACATCGAACACATCCAGACGCTGGTGGTTCTGGTTAGTCAGGCAAACCATGCGACGGATGTTAGCAGCTACCTGAGAGTTGGTATACTCATAGGTCTGACCGTTAACGTTCGGGGTGTAGTTGATTACGATAGGCGTTTCTTTACGAACCGCAATCGACTCCAACGACTTCATGGTATCGATATCGTTTTGCAGTACTTCTGGAGATTCCATAGCACCGATTACGAAGCTAACGAAAGCCGCTTGACGATCCGCCAGAGCACCAGTGATCAAAGGACCCAGTACCGAACCCGATCCGCCACCCAGCGAATAACAGACGATGTAGAAGTCTGCTTCAGGGAGAGTCGCCATGTAGGTTGGGATTTGTGGACGAACCTTAGGTAGGATGAATGCACGGTTCTTACCAGCGCCACGAGTACCTTGGGTCAGAAAGACTTTACCAGTACGGTGAGCATCAACGATGTTCTTATCGCAGGTGTCAATGCAATGAACGTTAGGAAGATCCATAACGTGGGTAGCTACGTTGAGACCGCAACCACCAGCAAAGATCAAACAGGTTTTTACAGGAGTTGCTGCTTCTTCGAAATCATAAGGTTTCATCAGGGTGTAGCTCCGTTTCAATTACTAAGGGATACAATCTCACTGGCGTCGCCAGCAAGAAAGCCTTGTAGATAAGTTGCATCTGCCATCGTCACTGCACCGAGGGTCCAGTGTTCTAAATCATTGTCATCCAGAGTAACACCTTGCACGTGACCGAACTGTCTTACGATCAGTACAGCTGCACGGTTGAAACCAACTAATGAACTGACGCCTGTGTCTTCCATCACCTGAGCGATAGCGGCACGGCTATTCAATACCACGGTGTAGTTGTTCTCATCGATAGTGAATAGCTGCGTCATGTTAGAATCCTGCCAACGGTTTGATTTCACGAGCAGTTTGGTAGCTAACTACCTCACTACGCTGGAGTTCTTTAACCGGTAGGAAACTCATCATGTAATCAGATTCCTCTTTACTACCAGTGCCCAGTGACCACCGCTTTGGTTCAGGTGGGTTCTCTGGATCAAGGCCAAACGCAGGTCCATGGATCTTTACAATGGCCAAAGCAATCTGATTGAATGCTACCATAGCGTCATGTTGGATCTGCGCTTTAAAAGGGGTCAGTAGATCCTTAAGCAAAGGCATACCGCAAACCAATACGGTAAAGGTATCGACATCAATACTGCACCCGTTTAATTTTTCAGTCATTGGGTCAAATCCTCACGGTGGAATTCATAACGCGCTTTAACACGTTCGTTCATACGGAACACGAAGTAGACAGCATCGCCAGACATACTGGACGACCAGCTACCACCATCACGGACATGGGACTCAATGAGTTGTTCCATGTACTTAACTTCCAGACGCTTGTTGTGATAACCAATGTGACTGAACAACGACACCAACCAGTTACGGGTAGGGATCTTACGATCCTTAGCGATGTTCGGTAGGTTCAGGGTAATGGTGTTAACCACTTCACCTACGACGTTATAAAACTGGAAGTTCGTACCACGGTTGTCTTGCAGTTGAGCCATCGTGTAGAAGCCACCCTTACGGATGACGTCATCGGCGATCTCAGTGATAGCCCGTGCTTGGTGATTGGTAATAGGGATACCATCAGCGAAGCAGTTGTCCATCAACTGATCCATGGTGAACGGGGTACGCATGTGTTCAAGCGCTTCTTTTACCACTGCTTTGGAATCAAGCATTCTCAATAGCCTCCTTTGGCACGATTACATTCAGGTGCTGACCAGTCGAACCAACAACCAGTTCCAGCGCCCCACCATTCACGATCACGTGTTGGAAGATTGCGTTGTAGTTAGTGACATTATCAGTGAAATCAACCTTGTGCATTTTTAACCTCGGTATTAAAAGGGGAGTTAGGGTTCAAGAGGATAGTGGTACCAGACCGGAGCAGAGCGGGTATCGCTGAACGAGTGTTGTTGGTAGTGTGAGTGGATTGATAACGACGAGCGTGTTCAGCATCTACACAACGCTTTAGCTCATCGAAATCAACGTTAGTCATAACCTTTAAGGCCCGCTCATAATCACTCACCACCGTCGGTGGGTAATGACGTTCCCAATCATCAATAGTTAGTATACCCATTATCGATGCGCCGTAAAAGTAAAGCCGTAAGCAGCATACTTGATGCTGAGCATTGGAATGATAACACCATGCTTATTGCGAATAGCCAAGTTGAAGGTGTTATCCTGAACCGCGTCGATGATGTACTCGTACGGTTCATCGGTGTAGGCAAACAGTTCTTCCACTGCAACATTGAACTGGTCATGGACCGCTTTCTCAGCGATTGCAAACAACCGCATTTGCTTATCACCACTACGACGTTCTTCAGCCAGTAATTCAGCTGCATTACCACAGCGACGTAGGAACTTTGCCAAGGCTTTGTTTACTAAGAATTGGTCATAGGTAATCATCCAACGTAGTTGCGCTTTGCGACCTTCTTCCTTAGCCAGGTCAAAGATCTGTTCGAAATTCTCAGCGTGAGCACCCATGATACTGGCAAACAAGGCTTCCATTTCTGGGGACATCTTAGACTGCTTAAGGAATACCCCTTTGAGTTCAGGGAGTACTTCCATCAGTGGTTTGGTTGGGCGGCTTGGGAAGGGTATCAGACCCGCTGCTGCGGCTGCATAGTCTTCAGCTGTTGGTTCACGCACTTGGATAACTCCTACTGGTTCAGGTTCGTTCATTTTGTCTATCGCATTCTTAAGCTCGGGACTGACTACTACGAAGTCAGCTACGTTGGTCATACCAAAGATTTCTTCGAACAGTGGATCATACATAGCAGGTTCCTTAGGAGGGGCAATGGATCTCATGAAGTCTGCACGTGTACCCACACCACCGGCTTGTACCCAGACACCGTAAGTGTCCATCCCGTTGATAAAGGCATATTCACTCGCTGCTTCTTGCATCGACTCTTTCACACGTGGTGAGATATAAGGGGTCATTAATAAACCGGTTGTAATAGATACCTCACCTAGGTATTCATCTCCGTAGATCTGACCCATCTCTTCAAAGGACAGATCGGATAGTACATCACGTGCACCACCACAGTGTAGTAGGCGATGAGCACGCTTAGGTAGTGTGATCATTTTAAGCTCCTGAGGGTATAAAACCGTATAGCTAGTGCTATACTAAGAATAAGGAAATATTATTCGGGGGCCACAAGCCACCCCCTCATAATATTACTATTTATGTAAAATCTTAATCAAGAAAACAACTAAGAAAGGCTCTTTAGATCTATTCGATCATATTAATGCTTTTACCTAGAGATACTACTGCGCGGCGCGCGACTAAAGCAGATTAGCTTCGAAGTCTACTGCCACAATCTTCGTTCCATCTGGCGCAGTGGTTTCACAAGTCAGGAGACCATTACCCCATGACATTACTGTCGGTTCACCGAATCGATGACGACCGCTCTTGATTTCAGCATAACGCTCATGGTCGGTTACTTCACCCATCGATACTTGTACGAGGTTGTCTACCTCCCAATCGATCTTACGGCAACCATCGTAGTAACCCTTGGTTGCCACTTCTTTTACGAAGGGTTGTGGATGCATGTTCTTCACCAACCATGCCTCGGAGATAGCCCTCATCTCAGGGCTAGGCTCAAAGAACCAGATCATGGAATTATGCAGGGCTACCAGATGCCACACGCCATACAGCTTCCACAGATGCTTAACCTTACCTTTACTAGCACGTGCCATTACAGTGGCCCCTTTTCAACGAATGATGGTAGCATGACATCCAACGGTAGATCAGTGTTAGACCAGTCAACGCATTTTACAACGGTCACCCGAGGCTTACGTACCACCTGTTGTTCTTGATGTCGTAGTGCCTCACCACAAATCGCGGTAGCCATCTTACCAGCAGTTTCCCATGACTCACTGGAACCTACTGCCGTCTCCAAGAACTTATCGTAATCGAAAGGTTCCGGTTTAACAGGTTTGCGTACATGGAGTAGACGACTACCCCGAGCACACAATGCAAAGACGTCAATACCTTTATTGGGTAAACCTATCTTGCGTATGAAATCAAGACAGGCATAAGTGCTTACCAGATTACGCCGTTTACCTTTACTAATCATCTATCCAATCCTCGTCATCCTCAGGTGGGTTGACACAGTCTTCAGATCGTTTACGGTGCCAAGCATTAGTACGCTGTGCCACCCGCTCGTATTCAAACTCCCGTCCTTCACCACGCCTAGGACAGAACATGTCTGGGTTGTCATCGCTGTCACGTCGTCGATTGAGATCATGGTTAGGGTCATCGTGGTCAAACCGATTACCACCAGAACCAGTGGCCGCTCGTGCCATCATGTCTGGCCTAAAGAACCCATGTGTCCATTCACAACCCATTCCGTTGTAGGCTACACGGACTTGTTCGTAACAGCGGTTCTTAAACCTCAATGATACACCGGCGATACGTCATACTCATCATCGTAGAGTAGCCACCACCCACCTATGACCATACCCACCGCCACAGCAACCTTTATGACCGCCATGGTCCAGCTGGTATAGTCAACACCCATCATGTACGTATGGGTACCCAAAACAGTACCGATCATGATTAAACAGATAGCCAAGAATTTCATGTTAACTCCAATCGTGTCGTTCATCGTCGTGATCACCAAAAGCGCAATCACCACGTTGATTAGGGGACCATTTGTAATCGAAGGGTATCCGGGCAAGTGTCGACTCTTGAAATAGGTTATCTTCAGTTTCACGTAGAGAGTCAGCAAAAATAGTCATTTGACCATTTCCGGGATATCCAGTGCGATCGATGAAATTGTTACCGCCTCGATCATCTCGCGTACGTACACCGAGCGCTGGCCTAACCCCTTTGTAGTAAATGTTTTTCTTAAGTTGATTACCCATGTGGATAAACTGCAAAGATGCCACACGCTAGTAATATACCCCCTACGAAGTATCCAGTGATCGTCACTTCACGTGCAGGTCGATAGCTACCTATGTAACAGATACAGAACGTCATAGTCTGTACACCGGCGCCTAGAGCAATCAGTACAATCCCCAGCCAGAACCAAAACATGATTAGTTATCCTCTTTCTTAATCTTCTCGACTACCCGACGAACATCGTTGTAAAAGAACAGTTCGTTCAGTGACAACGCCCGTACTGGTTTTGGATGTTCCACTACTTGGGTGTACGTTCCACCATCACCATGCATGCCGGTTAGCTTGTACTTAGACATATCGAAACCACCGCACGTAACGAGGTAGTGGTCGTTATGCTTGGTAACACGTTGCTTGCGTTCAATGTTCTTAGAGAGCATAATCAGAACCCCGTGAAGTCAATAGTGAAAGTTTGAGGTTCAACCGGTGGAGGAGCTTTCTCACCCTGTGGTCCAACCAGCTTAACGTTTACCATTGCCTTACCACGACTAACAATACATGGTCGCCCCTGTCGATCGATATAGAACACCGGTAAGACGAAGGTCGAGTAGTAAGCACGCAACCAGCGAAACTTACCTTTAGAAATCTTTGCCATCAGTTTGCCCCTAACGCGGTATGATCGTGTCGGTCACGAACACATTGATTTGGTCTATTGTAATGGGTGGTGTGCGCCAAGCGAAAGTTGTCACGGTCCCAACCATCATTAATTTCTCTAATGCCCGGCCCGTCACGAACATCCTTAATCCAGTGCCAGTCGGTATTTGCCTCATCCCGGTTATCACGCATGTGGGTTATTTGCTCACTGCGGTTACTAAGTGTTACACACATCGGATACCTCAGAACCATACCACCTCGATACCCCGCGTATGTCTGATTTTTCTCACACGAACCAGCTTTCACGGCATCACCATTTAGTTTAGAATACACAGACATGATATAAACTTGAAATAAAATCTGTTACCGACATAAAGCTAGCCCGAAGGCTAGCCGTAAGTTATGCCTTCCAAGGACTCAGATCAAACACCGATGGAGCTACTTTCTCGATAAAGGCTTGGATCGTAGGAACCGTGGTACCTTCATCTTTATACAGACCGATGGCCAAAGAGTTCTCGCTATTCAACAGTAAGCGTTGTGGGTAGTTAACCGCCAGCACAGTACCATCAGCCTCGGTAACAGGTGGGTAAGCCTTAGCCGAGGGAATGAAGTTGATCTTATCGGGAATCAACCCAAACGGCGCCATGTTAAATGTCTTGCGAATGATGACCTTCAATACAGCGGGAGGTACTTTCATAGCCTCAGCTTGTGTAGGGATATCGTACTCGATGTAATCAGCAGATGTAATAGCCATTCTGTGGACCTTTCTTTGTGTAGTACTCGTGGTATACTCGCAGGGTAGGATCATTCAGATCCATCTCTTGATAGCGAATACGGATGACGGTGTTAGTGTATTCATCACGGTAAGCCAACCCGACGATGGTAAAGCGTTTCATATCGTGGATATGCTCAAACTCAATCCCTTGGAACCGCACTCCAATCTTACGGAAACGTTTCATCAGTACTTCAGTACCATAAGCCACCTTGTCAGTGACATTAGGTAAGTCGATGATGCTGTCTTGATAGACTTGGTTCCATACAGTCTTGTCAAATGGACGGGCGTCTCGGCGCTCCACGTCATATTCAATTTTGAATACGATCACACCCAGATCTTCTTGGATAGGTTTATGAATAACGTACGACTTCATCGGTACCCGTTCTAACTTGAACCGTTCGTGTGGTACAGTCTCTTCCATGGCTTCTAGAAGGTCCTCTACGGCACGAATGACACCACGGTTATACACGAGTTCCCGATAACGCCAATCCCGCTCAAATGCACGCTCAGGAGATTCTTTAGGGAAGTCCTTAACAACACTGTATTCAATCACCTCACCGGTAAGTTTATCGGTAACGGCGTACATATACGTGATCGCATCCAATGGGGTCCACTGCACAGTGAACTCATCTGGTTTACATGGGATCACCCCAGCACGTTCATCTTTAAGATAGACGAACATATCTTTTAAGTGTGCCCAAGTATCGCATGGGCAACCTAGATGTTGAAAAGAGATATCCGAATCTGGACGCTCTCTGACAGTACAGCAGCTCATAGTGAACCTCGGTAAAGTTATTGGTTACACAAGATAAAAGAAAAAAACAACAATAGCCACTCCCGAAGGAGTGGCCATTATGTCATTCTGCCATAAAATCAAAGATCTTTTTAGCAGCGTCCTTTACTTGTTCCGTAGACATACCGATACAACTACTCCCGTCGACGTAGTGTGCCCGAGTCAATTCGACCGATACCGCACCCCAGATATTCACCTGGCAAACACGGTGAAGATCGGAGTGGGTAAAGGTAAGACCACCTTCACTATGCTGGACCCATACCCGTGGGATATGAGCTGCATCTTCACCAGTGGTCAAGGCTTCCAGCTCTGCGAGCAGTGCTTGGCAGTAAGCTACGCTTGGTTGAGCAACAATTTTAAACATCGGTAGTTTCCCCTTTCTTACGAATAGCGTCACGGATATAACCGAGTGCATTGATCGGACTGTTGCACATTGGAGTACCTTCAGGCACTACGCGCTTCACCCAATCCTCGATCATTTCCCAATCCACCAAAGAGCTTTGGACCTCAACGTACAGCACGTTAACACCACCCACATTGTGGATCATCGGGGTGATGCAAACAGGTCGATCATTGATGTGACCGATCGTGTGCATGTAGCCTCCCCCGTCTTGCTTGTAGGTCAGCTTCTGTTCAACCCAGGTGCGATACAGATCCAGGGATTCCAGACTCGAGCTAATCTGGATAACCACATCCACTGTACCGTATGGCTTGTCATCGAAGAACTCGGTAACCCGTGGGTAGGATTTACGATGACGGGTCAGGAAGTTAGGCCATTCGGCATCGCAGATGAAACGGGTCAAAGCTTCACTAACCCCGAACAACGATTCACAGCTGTGGGTAGTGATGTCTTCATCCCAGGCACGTCCGCCATCACGGTCCAGTTCTTTCCAGGTGATACGTACGCAGTCCACAGAGATCGGATGACCGATCACCACAGCGCTACGGGAACCTTCCCAGTTAGAGAACTTGATACCATCGTCAGCATTGGTGATGAACATGTCAACGCCACGATCTTCATTCATACAGCGCTCAACCATCGCACGGACGAGTTGGGCATTACTGGTAACGGTACAAGTGCGGATTACAGCCATGTGATATTACTCCTGTGGGGTGAAGAAAGTGATGAGGTCGTCGCAGATGCGTTCTACTTCATCTTCGGCCATCCAAATTTCTTGAAAGACTGCACCTTTGACGAGGGTACGAATGGTTACCAGTGCACCACTGATCTCAACGGTAGCGGAACGATCGTCTGCCAAGTTACGCAGGCGAATACCTTCCGGGATCGGATGGATCAAGATGCGGGTAGTCTTCTCGTTGATCTCTTCAACGTAGTTATCGAATTCCACCAGCAGTTTTTTGGTGAAGGCGAATACAGGGGATGGCAAGAAACGTGGCATGTGAAAATCCTTATTTGTCGTGGTTGATCAACCAGTGGAGAATGGTGTCGGAATACGCACCGGTGATGAGTTCATTTCGATTACCCTCAGGATCACTGTAGGTAATGAGCGACCGATGGTTATGAAACAGCGTGATCGACAACTTTCCGAATTGGTCAGCTGTCACCTCAGCGCGATATTCATTCAGGGTATAGGCGAACTTCGGATGAGTCACCCCGTTCTCGATCGACACCTTGATCTCCACGGGTTGGCCGAATTTGTTCTTGAACGTTGCCGCCGTTCTGAGGAACTCGTTATTCACGTCCAACAGTGCTTGGGTAGCCAGGGAGTGAGCAGGTACAATGGTGTTCATTCTTCTTCCTTAATCAAGTCGATTGTGTAACCGAGTTTGCGATACAGCTTGATGGCGACATGGTTAGCCTCATCAACTGATACTGATTTGATATGAAGTTGTTTCAAAAGAAACGTACTCAAACCATGCCCACGTACGCCAGCCGAGATATGCAACAGCTCTAAGCTGTGCTTGGATTCGTCAATCACGGCATAGCCCACCATGCAGCGCCCCACGAAAAGACCGAAGCCTTTACGGAGACGTGCATGGTTCCCATTACGCATCATTGGGATAATGGTAGTCTGATCAAGCACTACCTTCTCCCACACTGGGATTCTGGTTTGCGGTTGCTTCAAGACATAGTCAAGAATGCAATCTACAGATACGTCCTGTACTTCAATATCCACTACGCTACCTCGAACACTTCATTGAATTGTGTGACTGTGAGATTAGTATAAATCGAATCGCCACGATAGTAAATAACAACTTCATCGTAACGTGTAAATACTTTCACCCGATCTTTACAGGTAAGGTCACGCATCCCATTCGCCTCAAGATAGGCGTAGACTACATGACTCGGGATCTCAGGAGCGATACGGAATACCGGACCGATCTCCATAACAAACTGGTTATTTACCACGAACACCGATTTATGCAACCGGTCGAGGTAATAGAGGTTTTCGGACCGATCAACGTGATGATCCTCATACCGAGTAACCCCATGGTCTTTCACAACCCGCGCAACAATCTTTTGAGCCGTCTTAAAATAAGTCAGCCACTCTGGATTGTTCTCGATCAGAAGCTGAGCGTCACGCCCACTGATTTGATCGAAGGCTTTAGGGTTGAAGGTCTCACAGATCCGAAAGCAATGCGTGCTGTTAGACAATGTATCTACATCTATCAAGCTGAACCACTCGCGATCCTGAACCAATTGGAACTTACTGAAACGTCCGCCGATACCGCAGTCTTTAAACGCGGAGGCAAAGGTAGATACCTTGCTCATGTACAACTCCTGTTATTGGATAGGCCGTTACAGTTCGAAGGATGCGATGATGTAATCTTCGATCCCACGCATGTCAGTTACTTTGAAGTGATCGGTGTCAACCAGACACTCGACGTCATCAGTGTAACCGTATTTCTTAATCACCACACCGCCGTTGCAATCACTTTGAAAGAGCAGCATCGTTTGTAGCGGGTTATCGCCGATGGTCAAGGCATGACCAACCGTCTCGATATGGATCTCTTTGTCACTATCACTCTGTAGGTGAGTATACAGGTGATACACTCGTGTGAATATATCCAGTATGCTATTCGATGGCTTCTTAAGCATCAGTGCTTCCTCATCTTGCCGTTACGGGCACGTTGATAGAACGGTTGATCGCGCAGCTTGTTATTGCTACGCTCGCCATGGTCGTCTTTGCAGTCACCTTTAGGTTTAAGGAAGTGGTGAATATCCTGTTTAACCTCGAAGGCGGTGTTAACCAGTTTGATCCACATGTTTAGATCCCCAAGCCTTTTTGGAAACCATCAACCGTATCGATAACAACCTCGCGAATGATTTCGTTGCGCGATACCGGGTTAGCTTTACTGTCCAGGTACTTAGCGTTGTGCACGGCAACCAGATGACGTTTCCACTGACGACGGTTACGGAACACCGGAACGTCTTCATGAATTTCAGGATAGACGATGCTATCAACGTCAAGACCGCGCATGTATTCCGAAGCTTGGTCTGGGGCATGTTTCTCACGCAGTACGGTAGCTGTATTCATATCAAGATCCTCTTTAATGTTAGTAGATTCACTAAAGTAATATAGGCTTTAAATGACTTCTAATATACGAGTCTGTCTAATGATCTGATTAATCAAGAGGCTACAGTCATGGCAAAGAAAACAATGCGGGAGGTAATGGATGAACATTTCAAACATGTTAAGTTTGATGCCGCCCTATGTAAACGGATCATCGAGTTCTCGATTCGTTTTATGAACCGTAACGAAGATCACTCCGCTTTCTTTGGTGGGGTGCTCATGGGTGTGAACCCTATCTACTTCTACGACACAGACCGAGAGCTTTGGTTTGATGACGTACTTCACGTAGATGAAGATCACCTGCAATACGATTTCCAAAGGGCAGAAGGCGTGGACCCTGCAAACCAGAAGGTAGCATCAGACGTGATGAACTACACTCCGGGTTACATTACCATGCGACTGCTTAAGGAATCCAACATCCCGATTAAAACGCGACAGGAGGCGTGCAAGCATGCATTCCAGGTCCTACACTACAAGTACCTGACATCGTTGCTTGTGCGACGTTTCAAGTACCCTGCCAGACGGGAAGTAGCTGAAGCTTCATTCGCTGCGCTGAACTACAAGTTCGATATCAAAACTCTGGGTAGTTGGGGTAACCTGATTAAAGATCGTGCGGTAGGGATTATCTCGAATGAGTCTATCTACTGGCCGGTGCTATCAGAACAACCGGGCGTTGATTATGACTACTGGACTCGTCGGGTAGTAACAGACACACAGACCCGTATCCGTGAACTGATCAACAAGTACTACTCTGTCTACATCGCTACCTTGAACTCCGGTGCAATGATCCGTACTACTTCGGATATCATGATCAACACCGATGGTGAAATGGCGCTACGTGACAAAGTAAACGGTTACCGTTCTTATATCGGTTACATGCACACCGTGTGTATCTCTAAGGACAACCTGATTAAGAATGACTTGCTCGGAGTTATTGGTAATGCCATGCACACCATGCCTGAAGCTATGTTGATTCAATCGCTTGAGTTTATCGCCCGTAACTTTAACCAAGCTCGATCGAAGGACTTAACCAAGTTCGTAGATGAATCACTGTTGTATTGCTTTGAGTATATGCAGTCGATTAAACTGTCTGTTCAAAGACAGAATGATCTGGCACCACTGACTGCACGGCTACGGCTATTGTTGATGGCACCTAAGTCTTCTGACCCACGTGTAATCCTCATCCGTGATATGGGTGATCAGATTGTGAAGAACGCTACTAACTCTAAACACGCTGGTCAAGTTGCATCTACCCGTACCGGACTGTGTTTGTACCTCATCCTGAGAGCAATCACTAAAAGCTATTACACTCGGTAACGACATAAAGCCCAGCCTGATGGCTGGGCAATATGCTGTCAACTGTACACGCCGCCTGCTTCAATCGGTCGAGCGTCATTGCCGTAGTTGGCAATGTTCTGGCTCTGCCGTGACTTACTATTACCGTAAGCTACAGGTTCCTCAGGCTCCGCTGCTGCCGTTTGATTCAATTGGTAGAACAACCCAACGTCCTCACCAGCCGCTTGAAAGCCTAGCATGTCTTTGTACTTCTGTGCTTCATCCGTAGTAGCCGATGGAGACTTACCAGTAAAGGTATTGCTACTGTGGCTCAAGGGCCATGTTCCGTTAGGTTGTGCCATGAGTATTAGTTAACCCCGTTGTAGGTTACACGGTTGCTGGCGGAACGCTCAAGCTGTTCTTTCAGGCCGATGTTCGCAGCGTTAACGTTAGCAGAGATGCCTTCGGTCCAGGTGCGTTGATCGTTCGGGTTCATACCACGGATGTTCATGCGCTGGAACAGTTCACGAGCGTACATTTGCACACCTTCGGAAACGTCGGTCATCGCAGCAAACTCAATGGACAAGTCCAAGTTCTGACCGATCTGAGAAGCATCCTTACGGGACTCCCATGGACCAGTAGACAGAGGGAACATGTTAGTACACAGGTAGGCACTAGTCACGTCTTGGAACGTTGGGTCTGGTTCTACGAAGAGAACGGTAGCGCCATAGAAGGTCGCATCGTATTTCTCAACAGGAACGTTACCTTCAGCCACAATACGTGGAACCTTGGTGTTCTCATCGCCGATACCGTAGGTAATCCACCAGCGCAAGAAACGCTGAACGGCACGACCTTGCAGTTCCCAGCAACCCAACGAAGGGTTAGACCGAGCACGGGTAACGTTAGTAGCAACCTGAATGGCTTCACCCGAACCACCCCAAGGAGCGTCAGCGGTATCTACCGTTACAGTTTGTTGCAGACCATCGATGGTACGTACGTGGTTTTCTACCAGAGCTTTCAGAGAACGAACTAGTTGACGTGGGTCCTTAGCGTACTGGAAGAACCGAGGTGCTTCAAGCAGGAAAGGAACAACGTTACGACTTACGTAAGGGGTGTTGCTCGCCAAGTTAGCCAGGTCAGGACGGAATACATCAGTACCCGCCTGTGCCAAGTTAATGGTGTTCTTTGCCCCGCCAGCACCGTAACCGGTGACGGGGGCCATTGGATCTGTATAACGTTTCATCGGTTATTCCTCTAATGATGAAACACAAGCCGCCTTAAGCGACTTGAGTTACGGTATCACGACGAATGGTTTCAAGCTTGAAGTCCATGGTGGTGCGCGGGTTGTTCGCCGCAACAGTCACAGTACAGGTCCAGCTGAAGCCGTTATTGTCGTCGGTCTTGGTGATCTCAGTCCGAGGAATGATATCTACGCGAGAACCGAACAGGTCACGAGTGATGTCCAGGATCTCTTGGTCGCAACGCTCTACCAGTTGTTCCTTGGTCAGAGAAGCGTTACCGCTGAACTTAGCGTGAACCTTGTGGATCAGACGCATGATTACGCAGCAGATGTTCACAGTTACTGGGGACAGCAATACCGAAGTATCGTCCAGGTAAACGGAACGCAGGCAAGCGTAATACTGACGACGTTTATTGTACGTAGTCGAGTAGGTAGCGCCGTTGGACCACAGGTTGCTAGCAGTACGAGCGTTGAAGAACGGAACGTTCAGGTTCTTGATCAGGGACACTTCGTTGTTAGGACTTGCATCCATTTCGAAGCCCGGACGCAGGATACCGTTACCAGCACCAGCATAACGTGCCCACATCATCGCAACGTCGGTTACCGCAGGGATACGCTTGGTGTAGTTACCACCCATCAGCTTACCGGATTGCAGAACGATCATTGCCCGAGCAACCGGAGTACCGTAAAGTACCGATTCAGGGAACGCCTTCAGACGAGTCATGATAGCGATGCAACGAGATACTTCATCAGCAGCCGAGAGACCACGTGCATCAGTTTCTACGTAGGTGGTGAACATGCACTGCAAGTCTTGACGACGAGCCAGTGTGCGCATCATCCGATACTTAGAAGCCAATGGCAGACCGGTGTCATAGAGGAAACCGAACTGGAAGCGAGCAACGTCTTCGTACTGGTCTTCAAGATCACCGAAGTTGGTGTTCTCAAGGTCAACCTGTTTAACGTACTCAGTGAAGTTGGTAGTACCGTCAGCACCGCCGGTTGCGAATACCGAAGCATTCTTACCAAGCAGTACGCCACCTTCCAATGCACCATCCAACTGAATGGTTTGGTACTGGTCACCGTCGAAGTTCAGCATGGTCAGGAAGTCGATTTGACCCGGACCTTTAACACGATCAGCGAACGAGCTATTGTAAACCAGCTCCGAATCAAAGATCAGTTGTTGAACCATAGCGATGTTATCGCGATAAACAAAGACTTGGCTGAATGGCGAGTACAGAGGAGTCATCCCCGATTCAATGCCATCATCTTCGTACGACTGAATCAGAACTTGGTCGATAGACAGTTCAGCATCAGTAGACTCAGACCAAACGCCTTCATCAAAAGAAACAGCTACATAGTCTGCACCAGTAACAGTCTTCATGATGGTAGGTGTATTCAAGCCTTCCATCAGCTCAACGAACTGGAAGCCGAACATACGGGTATCGAACTTGTCGGTCACCGCTTCGTCATAGCCTTCGATGTCAAGAGCAGTCGGACACCATACACGCATACCCAGTTGGTTACCCAGTTTACCGAAGAACGATGCTGGGAGTTCCATCAATGGATATTGAGTAGACTGTGTACCGTCGATGCTGGATTGGAAGTTACCAGGCAGAACGCGCTGGGTACCCACTTCAGAATCGTTGTCATGGATCAGAACGATACGGGCTTTGAAGCCTTCGATCATTTCATCGGCCAGTGTAGTAACGCCACCCGAACCACCAACTTGCACGGTGTCAGGATAAACGAAACCGCTCAGGCGAGTAACTTGCTTAGGCACCATGTCCCGAACCATATCAATGGCCAAGATGATACGCGCAGGGTTAGCAGCGTCTTCAGGTTTCAAACGTTTTACATAGAAGCCGTTGGCATTACCCAACAGGTTCAAAGCCAACAGACCCTGTTGGTTAAAATACTTACTGCGTGGGTCAAGGGACATCTGACCGTAGATACCAGCAAAGCCGTCATCGGTATCACCAACATAGGTGGTGGCAGTTGGACCAGTCTCAGTGAAGAGACGCAGCAAAGGTGTGTGTTGAGCGTAGGACTCGTCAGGGCGGATAAGTGCCCGACGACTACGATCACGAATCCCGTTAAAAATCACGCGCGGGACCGCATTAGTGAAAGTTGCCATCTTTTGGTTCTCCCAAATGTGGAGCTTTGAACTCGATGTTATGAGTGTTAACTAACAGTCAATCATATTTATTAAACATAGTTGACGTCACTAGTTAAATTTTACAACCCTAGAGAAGGATACACCTTGATGTATACCCTACCGTATCAAACGAAAATCTGTAGCATTTATTCACAGGCAGGTCTTGACAAACTCTACCGTGAGGTGAGAAAGGCTGAACTCAGTGAACCTTTTCCTCAGGTAAAGACGCCAGCCAATTACCTGCTTAAAAACTGTTATTTCGTTACCCCGATTCCAGAGCACGAGTCGATCCCTATGTTCACCCAGTACATTGATATTGGGACGCAAGGAGAGCCTAAGCTGTTGATCGATGGACGGCAGTATTTTAAGTACGACGCACGCCAAGGTACATATCGTCTGGCAGCAAACAACGACTGGAGTTTTCAATGTATCCGAATGGCATTGAATACACGCCTATTGAAAGGTGATGATTCCATGTTTAGCCGCCTCGGTGATATTCCAGCCAAGGTGTTCACTCGTTGGGTTAGTGGGCCACTCGTAACCAAGTTCGGTTTAACCATCGAATCTCAGATGGCCTTGTGGGTTATTTGCGCCTACTACTATTACGCAATGTGCATGCCTGAACTTCAGGACGCTAACCAAGAAGCCCGTCAACAGTTCGCTTCGGTTGTATCGCGTATCACTGGCGTACCACCTGACTTCGTTATCAACGTTATCCTTGACGTGGGTCCTCTGAAGAATGCTGATGATCTGGCAGAAGCCATGTCGACTAAGTCTTATCAGGAACGTACCGGTAAGCTTAAGTTTCAGGATCTCTTCCTGTTGCTGTCTAACAGCTGGTTCGGCACCAACTCCCGTGAGAACGTTGGCGTAGCCTTGGAACATCTCCCGACATACATCGCTATGTTGTATATGGCTGTGGGTGACCGCAGTTATCGTAAGACAGTATTGTCTCAACGTGCCGATACCGTGGCTCGTCCACATGAGCTTAAAGGGTTTACCGACATGGTATTCCGTCAAGTAAGCGAACAGTACGAAAACTTCGACTAAGGGAACAAACAATGGATAACTATCTCTTGCGCTACGCAATTGATAATGTCTGGTGTAACCCCGCTGTTGATAACCAGTTCACGTATGCTCTCCAGCAATTGACCCCACGCTACGGTGTGCGGTCAAACTACGTTGTTGAACAGACTCGGTACTTCATGCCGACTAACAACAACCGTGACTATTATCACGTCTATCAAATTGGACAGGTCATTCCAGCAAACGTCGGTATGGGTTTGTTGCGCCGTGACACTTGGATCAAGTTGAAAGACTTAGCGTCTACACACCTGACATTAGCAGACGTCTACCAGACCAACGGTATTCGTTACAGCATGTCTGAAACCTACGTGATGGTTACCAGTCGTGAGAACCTTTTGGTAGCTGTAAAGATCAACGACCTGTTCCCAACGTTGGATGATCACCAGATTTACCTGCACCTGTATCACAATGCCTACTTCGACTCCGTACGTTCAGCAGAAGCTAATCGCCGGTGGATCATTACCGACTGTATTATCGCTCCGACACAGGATTCGATCAGACAGCTCCAGATCCGCTGTATAGACACGTTAGCCGCTAAGGGCGGTGTTGCTATGTACTACGTCAACGGATGCCCTGTAAACGAAATCAGCATCGTTACAGCGAAGCCAGGTGACCACTGTGAGTTTGTATTGGACGGTTCGATCAAGAAAGAGGTGGTTTTACCTCTGACTGACCTCAAGACCTTCAACTCCACACTGGACACACAACGTAAGTACATCCTGCACTACACTGATCCAGATGCTAAGGTCATTGACTTCTACGACGACATCACTTTGACGCTGACTAAGCCCACTACTGTAGCTGGCGGCTTTAAAGGGATCACTGTCCATCACAACGATGGGATTTGGTTACGTCAACTGACTCACAAAGACTACAGCCTACCGGTTAGTAAGGTGCAAGAGTTTGTAGCTGAGAACCCGGTGTGGACCGATGCCAGTAATTTGACTGTGCGGATGTATCTTCGTTACGGGGCTTACGAGCGACCACTGGTTGCTGACGTACAACGCATCTGGGAACTGTATAAGCTTAACTCGCGGCAGATCCTTGAGTGCATGACGGGTGTTGATTCACATAACCCGCTGTGGCGTGCAGAGAACCTTGAACGATCTCAATACGTTCAGTTCATGTCAGCTGATCCTAAGATCATTTACCCGATCACCTATAACGACCCAGCACTTAATGCGCAGGGTAAGGTAGACGCTCAGAATTGGGCGGGTGAAGTATTCGGTTACTTTGAATGTGGGAAGCTGCTGGCTGATAACCCAGCTCCAGTTGTACCTGATCCTAATACCGGTGTACGCCGTGCGGATCTTGCCTTCTACTACTGGCGCGATTGCACTGTGTTCGAATACGACGCAGCTGGTGTGCTGTTGGGTTACTACTATCACTCCGGTGGTAAGCAGTATTTCCCACATGCCTCTAATTGCGCTATGGTCGAGTGCATCACGGGTAAAGGTTCTGACAATCTGGGTGGTGTGTACGGTAACACTGAAGTACCGATCAAGTACGGTTATAACTGGCGTGTGTACGTGACCAAAGTTTGGGGTGGTGTACCTACCAAGGAGTGGGTTGACATTACTGACGCACCTGATCGAGATACCTACGGGTTCTTTGATGACGATCTCTATAACCCCAAATGGGTTTGGACCGTACCCGCTAATAGCTATCTTGGTTACGTTCGGACGGATGAGTACTTCTACCTTAAAGAAGTTCGTTATCTTGACACCGTGGGTTTGATTCGTTATCAGATCTCAGCTTGGGAAGACATGGGCGCAGGACTGGTTAACAAACCGCTTGAGATCCCATTCGGTCAACTCGACGTCATTGAAAACAACCGTGCTCTGTGCTATGGCTTGGACTTCTTTACTGAAGACGATATGGTCGTGGTGAACAACCTTGAGTACCGTTCGAATCTTGGCGTACAAACGATCCTTACCCGAGGCAGTGGTTTCTGCACACCTGACCTTAAACGTAATCCCCCAAGTGAAGTTGGGTTTGTGGAATACGGTATCCTGTCTAACGACGCGGCTTACCACATCCATGAAAACAAAATGCAGCGTATCATCATCGATGGCCACTATAAAGACTATCGTGATGTTGTGTTTGAAGAGGACAGAAATGCTTACACCATCAAAGGTGAACGCAATGGTGCACCGTTTCAGATACAAACTCCGCAGGTAACTCTCAAGACCGTGTTTAAAGACGATCTGAAGGCCCGTGACGAGGATATAAAGCGTGACCAATGGACTAGTGACGCTATGGGGTATTACTTCCCTAGACGCGATCGTACGCAAACGGATAATATCCCTCGCCACTATCACGTTTACTCCAGTTACTCGCAAAAGATCTTGACGGACATGTTGGCTGGTCGTCTTAAACCTCCTTACGTGAACGGTCGGTATACGGACATGGACATCGTTAATCAGCTTAAGTCTTACGACTGGTTGAAGTCTTTCGATATCCTGAACCACGATTACAATACCAACCATGTGAAGGTTTATCCACATTGGTTTGAATCCCCTGTTGCCCTGACTGACGAACAGTACACGTATTACACTCGTGTGTTGAAGCTGATGTTGCGTCAAGAGATGGAACTCTCGCCATTCATTTACATCACGAGGACTTAATCGATGGCCGATTACAACAACTCGAACTTCTATAACCCGGATCGAGGTTTCCGGGTTTGGCTCAAGACTGAAATCAAGTTGGCAGCTAACCAGACCGATCGTTGGGTAGCCAACGTTAACGACCTGGTAGTTGACTACGATAAAGGTTTTGAACGCGTCGTTGACGTAGAAGAAGGTACATGGGTTCCTACCTTCGAAGACTGGGAACCTAAACCGCACACTGACCCCGATGGTGAAGAGAACGTGTTGGTAGGTGTTGGTCCAGGCTATAGCTCTGAGTCCTATCGCTGCTTTATCGATACGTCGGTTACGCCGTATGTGTTGTCGCCAGATAAGCGCCTACACTTCTACGGTTCGATGGTCGCAAGTTACGCTGTATTCCGTGGTAGTGACATTAACCATGAAACAGGTGAGATGATCTCGACGTTCTACGATTCTTCGGGGAACTTCTTGGGTCCATTCATTCCAGTTGAAACAGCAGACATCTACGGTCAACCAGTACAAACGATCAAGGTTCCGATGGTTGGTAACACTTCAACTGATCTGGCTAATGGTGAGCGTGTAACACTGGTGGCGTATGATGACAAAGAAGGTGTTGTGAGTTATGCACAGCTTCTGGTCATGAATACCCAAGTCCTGCGTCAGACTGATCAGACCAAGCGTTATGTTGAAGGTATTGCTATTGATACCCCATTCCTGTCCCAGTCCGATCCTAAGGTAATCGAGTTCCCATTGAACGTAATGGTTAAGTCGTTGCCGATGCAAGGCGTTGTATCGTATCGTGGTGGCATGCAGAACCGTATGGATGTTGGTATTGCACCAATGGCCTTGTTGGGTCTGGAGAACTACGTAGCGACCGCTGAAGGGCAAGAGTTCCCGATCACCCTGCGTTATCAATTGGCTGCCGATGAGATTAGTTATGCATTGGTACCAACCGCTGATCGCGCTATCACCGAGAACTACATCGCTCGTACTGTCCCTGCTGACGGTGCATATAGCTGCCGTCTGTTTGCTTACCCTTCGTGGGTCAACGCACAGATTGGTTACCGCTTGGAGTTCTGGCTGTACAACGCAGATCGTCAACAGTATTACAACGTAACTCCGTATGTAGAGCTAGGTGTTAACTCGGCTGCTTATCGTCCTCGGGCTTACGGTGAAGTACAAACCCTGACGTACGCTGTTAACCTGAATAAGGTAGACGGTCGTTTCGCACCATTCCGTTACGTGAGCACGTTCCAACTTGCTCTCTTGACCAGTGGTGAACAACGCGCTAGTTGGGAAGTCTTCCCTCGTCCTGACCAGATTGAATCTTACGGTCGTGGGTTGGTTGCAGATATGGATTACATCTCTACCAACAACTGGGACATGCGCCTTGCTAACGGGGCACAATCTAAGACGCAATGGCTGCAACGTATGTACTACAATGCACAACCATTGGTTAACTTGGAAACTGAGGAGTTCGCTCCAGAACCTACTCACTTCTATTGCCAGTTCCTGCACAACTCGTACAAGTTCAGCGTTGAACAGTGGAACGTCGCTCTGCGCGTCAACAACGATCTTAATCCGGGTGAGTCTCTGACCATCCATTGGGTACGTGAGCTTTACGACTCTGACCTGCAACTGGCTACCACAGCAGTTCCTGTCTTCCAGCGTAGTGGTCCGTAACCAAAAAAAATAAGGCATATTGCCCCTACCGTGAGGTAGGGGCTTTATGTTGTTATGTACTACGCTTTAAGTAAAGCGCAGCACGTTGTGCTGAGACGTATCGCGCCAGCTCAATACTGGAAGCGTAATTAGCCCGCTCCCAATAAGGACACACCCATTCGAGAAGCAAACCAACCCGTTGGATGAGGAATGCTCTTTTACCTTTAGTCAATTTCTTAGCCATGTAGCACTCCTGATTACATGCGGATAAATACAACCAGCGAATCTTCAGTCACACTACGCGTGCGAACTGAACAACCCCAACCTGCCGCATCCAACTCCTGACGAATAAAGAATTCATCAGCACTGGTGAGCCGTTGCCCCAGATGGAACGTGATCGACCACGATGAATCAGCGGCATTGCTGAAATCAGCCTTTGTCAAGTGATCGCCCACCAGTTCAATCAAACGCCGCATGAACGGTGTATGGGCCTTGCGCAACACATCCATTTTCTTAGGGATCATTACTTAGCTCTTAGTAAACGTAGATTTTGATGACCTGGGTTTTACCGTTGTTATCGGTATTCCCACCGAAGGCATACTTACCCACCGTCAAGCCTAAGCCTTGGGTGATGTAGATTTGTTCTTCAGCTGACATGATGTGCGGCATAGCGATACGCCAGTGCCAATCAGCATCAGTGGTCGTTGGACTGCGGTGAGGAGGCGAACTCGTCGAGATCTTAATCAGCCTGATGAGTTCATCTAATTCACGCATACTTACAAGCCTCGGTGTGATCCAGCTTCACTAACAGTTGGTCGGCAGCCACACCGTCTACCACGTGAGTGGTGAATATATGGTTAGCCCATCCGTGATGTGCCAGTTCAGACTCTACCGCTTTACGCGCATCGTCTGGTAAGGACCGTCCGAAATCGACCTTGATCTCAAAGTCCAGTGGGTTGGTAATCTTAACCGGTGATTTCCAACCCGCTTTAAAAGCATCACGCAAACGGTTCAGTGCATCGGCGGTAATGTTACGTTTGAAGTGACCCAGTACCTCTGTGGCACGGGGGATAGTATCGTCGCGATTGCTATCGTACATATGGGGTCTCCTTGAAGTAAGGTTTGGTTTCGGTTTGGGTAGCCATGTACGCGTAGTGCACAGTCATCTCACGGTGATTACGAGCGTACGCCGCGCAGAAGGACTCAGCGACTTCTTCCACGTCATTATCCCAGTCGAAGTAATCGGTGGTACCCGTGCGGATACGGTCAACGATTTGATCCAACTGTGTAAGGATGTCAGAGTAGTCGTTACCTTTCACGAACGGTAGCCATGGAAGATCACTGTACAGCTGAGTGACCATAGCCTGTACAGCTTCGACTGTGTACTCAGCAGCCGCGTTAGCTGGTACTAAACCACCGTACATGAAACCATGTCGCTCAAACATCATGAGTACATAGTCTTTCTTTACTCGGTCTTGCTTCTCAAACACCTGCGCTGATACCGCATATTTAAGGCCCATCGGTTACTCCTTAGAAGTTGAACGAAACACGACTATCTTTAACCTTGACACTCTTCCAACCAGCTGCTTCCAGGACTTCGCGCACCAAGGCAGCTTCGCTATCGTACAGCCTGGTTTCCATGTGGATAACGAACATGTCATCGCCATCGAATTGAAACTCATCCAACTTGATTTCAGCGATAACATCGTTGACCTCAGCCAGAGCTTTACGGCAGTCTTCGGTCAGAAGACGTTCAATCAATTCACTGCGGGTAGTGACCATTAGCTAGAACTCCTTAACGACTGTGATCGAGTGCGTTCATTACCATTTGACGACCGGTCTTAGAACCAGTTCGGCGCATGCCATCACACCACACTTTATCAAATGGGTTGGTTAATAAATGCAGCTCCATGTAATCATAGAACTGTTCTCCCCAGCGTCGAGGATCTTTACGGTCAAACACGAAACGATTCCATGCCGACACCGGGATAGACACTGCCATTTACTTAACCTCGGATTGCTTCATACTGGGTGATAGCGGTCAGGCCATTACGCTTGACATCAGCTTCCAACTGCGAGTGACTGCAACCGATGACCCAATGTTCACCTGATGCACACTCGTAAGTGTTAACAGCAAAGCCCATAGCCAGCAGAGCATCGCTGGTGTTACCCAAAACTTTTACACGCCAATTGAAGTTCATGATTAATCCTCGTCAATGATTTTGCGCTTGATCCAGTATGAACCAAAGTACGCAGAGGTGTAGTAGGCAATCTGATCACGGAACGGTGGAAGGTCTTCAATGCCGGGTACACCCGGTGAGTACCAGTTCACGCCATACGCAACCAAACTAACGATGATGCTGATACCATAGAAACCAGCGATAATCAGCATAAGTATCCGCATTGCTTTCCAGAATAGCTTACCCACGTTTACACTCCTTGCATTTACATTTACGGCATTCACCGTCAGTCGAGCGTTGGAATTCCCGGATCTGTGTCAGTGCGAATGTCCACACCACAAACCCAGCTGCGAACAGCATGGAGTTACCCAGCAAAGCATGCTCCAGTTCAACCCCAACCAGATCCCCACGAATCAGAGGAATGGTTTTGTAAATAAAGGTATTGGTACAAAGCATGAAGCCTGCCATTACCAACAGATACATTGCCGTGTGTAAAAGCAATTTCATTGTACGGGTACTCCTGCGGTTGGGATTGATGTTGGTGCAGCGTGAATCGGTACAGCGATCTTGAAGTTGTGTTGTCCCATCAGCTTACGCAGATGATCTTCCTTACCTTCAATGATTACCGTACCGTCATACTTACGCCCGGTGTAAGACAGACATAAACCCATACCGAAGTACAGGTCACGTTCTTTGAAGTTAACCGTACTACCATCGATAGGGGTTACGACAACTTCCATCCGGTAGGTACCGAAACGATTCATGGTTTAACCTTTTTAGTTGTGACTTTACCACAGCGCGTACAACGCATGCGTAATGCTTGGTATTTAATCGCCCCACGGTGAGCAAGATCGATTGCCTGAATAGGACCCTCATCACCGACGTATTTAACATCGGTAATGGAGAGCAATTCGTAGTCATGGGTACAGAACCCAATGAGCCAACGGATTAGTCGAAGCATTATTCACCGCTCTTAATTGCTTCAGGTGGTAAAGCCGCCATGGCGATATTCAGCTGTTCATGGGAACGTTCCATGAAACTACTGAGGTCATGACGATGCATATCAAACTCCGGCTCTGTCATATCCTCAAACTCAGCTTCAGCCAGGTCGGCAGCTTCGATGTAAGGACGTTCGTTGAACATCGGAGTGTTGGTAGTAACTTCAGGTTTGTTGTCCAGATGCTCACGCAACAACTCACCCAGCGTTTTACCCGGCCTCGACATCTCAACGATCAAATGCTCGTCGTCAACCCGATCATCGTCGTTAGCAAAATCCTCAGCACTAACCCGACGGAACTCGTCATGGTCAGCCATTGCGATCTCGTCAGCCAAACGGTTATCAGTTTCCCGATGCATCGCACGATCCCAGGAATCCATCAGTTCTTCATCGAGGTCTGGATCGAAGTCCATGATGGCATTCAGGCGGGCATCATCTTCACCGTAGCTGATATACTCGTCTTCAGTATACCAGTCGATATCAAAGACCAGCGTACCACGGCACTGACCCAGCACCGCATAGTTGATTTCCCCATCGTGTTCCACTACCCGATAGGTACCGCATTCCAGTTGACCCTTCTGCTGATGGAACTCAAGAAAGTTGAGTTCGGCCAGCACTTTGGTTGGAGCCATTTTCTTAGGTTGCATGGTAAGATCCTCTTAGTTAAATTTGATGCAGCGTGTAGTACGAGTTGCAGTCGCAGTTGCACGGACTTTCAAGGTAGAGACCTTGTCGCCATCCTGCGACGTTGGAGTACCGAAATGCAAGGCAGCTTCAGTGATGACACATTCGGTGTACGCAGCTGGTCCTTCAAACCAGATGTGTTGTTGATCAACATTCGGAGCATCATTACCTGACGCCCCGATCAGTGTAGCCAACAGTAGTGCTTTCATACGGTGATCAGCCTCTTAGTAAAACTTACACGACCACCCTCGACACGACCGTTCATATCAATTTCACTGACTTCGTAAATGTCTACGCAGCGTTCAGTGGCATTGAATGTCACGTGCCATTTACTGTGGGTGGCATCTTTGATAGTTGTCGATACCGTACCATTGATCTTGGCCCAAATATCAGTCCCACCCATGGTCATGATTGCAGTGATGAGATCATCACCTACAGACCGGATAGTCATCTCAACATCACGAGCAATTTCATTCGCCTCACGAGCAAGGCGCGCGACACACAGATCAATGCTGGTGCCATCTTGAGCACCTTTATCACGACCTGGAAGTGGTTCAGCTTGCAGCGACTGATATGTCTCCAACAGTGACTGCAAAGACTGCACCCGGCAACCGTTGAGGTTCTCAAAGAAGCTTGGGGTACGGAGGGTCTTCAGAGGACGGATCTCGATAGCACCCGGCAACCAGATCACCTGACCATGGATGTCAGTAGTAGCCCCGATGTAACCGACCAGTTTATCGAACACCGTGGTGTTAACCGTGATGTCCATGTCCTTGGTGGTGGTACGCAGCCCATGAACAACCATAGCCGTTCCGTGAGTGAGCATGAACTCGTGAGACGGGATGTCATAGACACGACCCAGAGATTCAACCATGGTACGGATTTGAGCAGCGGTGTAGTTACGCATTGGTGGTGACCTCGGTAATGGTTTTAGGTGCTCGTGCAGCTACACAGCGGAATACAACAAACTCACTGTTGTGCTCCAGGGTCAATCGCTCAGCTTCATCGAGTGCAGTCTTACGACCACGATGTACGAATGGGTGGTGACTGGACTTAACCTTAACACCTGGACCGACCCGGTTCATTACGACATAACGTCCCATCAAGACCGATTCCTCGTTCTCAACTTTGTCATCATAAAAGGCTGCGGTATGGGCCAGCTGATAACCAAGCCACATCGCGTGGGTATGCTTGTTCAGGAAGCGGCCTTCCTGACCCTTCTGAGAACTGGTCCGAAAATCCAGACCACAGCTATCACGCCGTGCATCAGTTGAACGACGGGTGTCTTCAATGAAACGTTCACGCAAACTATTCATCTTTAACCTCGGTTTAAATATGCAGTTAACGCTGCGATCGTTTGGGGATTACTTCTTGGTCTTGAGGAATGCCTGCAATTCAATGCGAGACTTGAGTAGAGCTTTTGTTACAGTGTCAACCGCCTTCCACCAGACGTTAGCATGATGCTCGGTCATGCTGGTGTTACGGATGGTTACACACGGGTACTGATGTTCACGACCTTCGGTATCGGTGGTACATACGAGGTCGTGTTCGATCTCAATACCGGAGTCCCAACCATAAAGCTGGATAAGCTTGGCACTGACCTGTTGGAAGATATCCATCATGATGGAAGCTGCTTCCCGGTTACGTGGGGCAAACATGATGTAGCCGGTGTAGGCGTTAAACGGTTCGTCATGCCCTTCACAGCTCCAGACGGATACGCCTAGATCTGCATTACGAATGTGAGCGCAGATACCACGGACACGATCTTCGATGTTCTCAACCTTGTCACAGTTATCGTAACGCTCAACGTACGACTTGTACAGCTTACGATAGAGTGGTGTATTGTAACGGATCAACATGGATAAGTCCTTTAAAGGAAAGTGAAACCAAGGCAAGCTAATGCCATGACCAAATCAACCACTGCAATTACAGCTACCCACTTGCGGTCGGTGGGATTTACTCTAGTTTTACGACGCATGAATCAATCCTTATTTTTTACGATAGACGTACCAACGATCATGGATGGACAGGTACTTAATGTGGTGTTCATTAAGCTCGTCACAAAATGCTTCGAACTTCTCGAAGTGCGTTTCGAGATATTCATGATACTTGTCATCTCCCGTGCAACCGTAATTACCCTCACCATTATAGACGAGGTACTGACCGGGAACCATTTTACGAACAACCCGATACGCAAGGTTCTCATTATAGTTCGGCCAGGTCATGACTACCACATCGGCAGTCTTGTAATTGAGGTTGAAGCAACCCGACTTAGTAAAGCCGTAGTTCGGACGGTCGGATTCTTTCCAGTGAGACCGGCAACCATCATAAGCACGATATTGCTTACGGGTCAATCCACCAGCACGACGCAGATGTTCAGCGATGTAGCCAGTACCGGCGAAGGGCTCGATGATCAACTCGAAGTTACTCAGCCACTTACCCAAACGAGTAGCAACTTCTTCGGTCAAGATACACCAGGCCATTCGCTTAACGTTCTCCCGACGATCATACCACCAATCGTTCTTCCATTCGTTCGTTAAAATTGCCCATTCAGCTTTAGATTTCAATTCCGGTAAGTTGTTCGAATTGCGCATTTACAAAACTCCGTTAGGTTACTCAGTAGCCCAGGTCAGGAAATTATAGACCACGGTGACCGCTACTACGGCGAATACTAAACCCAGAACAATTTCTTCTGGGGTGGCATCACGTTCAAGTTCTTCGATATACATTTCCGATTTCCTATCAGTTATTTAATGTAAGATTCACTAAAGTAATATAGGCTTTAAAGGGCTTCTATTACCAACCCTATGAACACATTACCTTTTATTAGAGGCTCGTCATTATGGATATGCTGTTATTCGCTTCGGATTGGGATCGCTTCCATACCGCTCGCGCTGACCTTAATACCACTAATACGACCTTCCTTAAGTTGGCTCACTTGTATCGCGATGAACTGAAAGTTAAGAACTGGAAGTTTCCCCTCGCACTGATGCAACCAGAGCTATCGGGTGTAGATCCTTATGATGAGGGTCTCGATATTACGACAAAAGCCAAGATCGCCTTTGAATGTAAGTTTAACCCGTGGTACTACTTTAGGGAAGTCGCTCGTATTCCGCAAGTGGGTGCTGTACCTTCAAAGTTCCTGGCTAACCGTGGTAACATCGCGTTGTACTGGAGTTTCTTTAACCACATCAACTTTGGATTGCTCCAACCTCGTCAAACGGGTAAGTCTGTATCAACGGACGTACTGATGGTTGGCCTGATGTTTATCTGGGGTTACAAGACTACCATCAACCTCATCACGAAAGATGCTAAGCTCCGCGACTCGAACATCGAACGTCTTAAAGAGATGCGAGAACTGTTACCTGATTACATCGACATGGTTGATCGTAATGATGCTGACAACTCTGAACTCCTGACCTGCGTACGTTTGAAGAACCGTTACAAAACAGCTGTAGCCCGTAACGATAAGATCGCTGCGGATAAACTCGGTCGTGGTCTGACTGTACCTATCATGCAGTTCGACGAATTTGCATACATTAGCTTGATCGAGATCTCCCTGCCAGTAGCACTAGCTGCGGGATCTGCTGCACGTGATAACGCCCGTCGTGAGAAACAGTTCTTCGGTAACATCTTCACTACGACGGCTGGTAACGTAACCACACGAGATGGTAAGTTTGCACACGGGTTCATGACCGGTGGTGCTATCTGGAGTGAGACTTACTTTGACCTTCCAACACAAGCTGCTGTAGAGCTGATGGTGGAGAAAGGAACAACCGGTAAGACGCCATTGATCTACGGCGCGTTTAACCACCGTCAACTAGGTCGTGACGATCTATGGCTGTATCGCACACTTCGGGAATCTAGTTCCTTTGGTGAGATTGCTGACCGTGACTTCTTTAACATCTGGACCGTGGGTGGTGAGGGTTCTCCTCTGACTCAGGAACACAAGAAGATTCTTAAAGAAGCAATGCGTGAACCGTTGCACTACGAACAAAACGATGACGGCTACATGTTGCGTTGGTACATCCCTAAAGAACAGATTGAGTCGCGTATGGCCAACTGTAAGGTAGTGATGGGTTGTGACCCTAGTGAACTCCTCGGTGAAGATAACGATGCCACCGGTCTGGTAGGTTTCGATACTGAAACTCACGAGATCTTGTTTGCTGGTCGTTACAATGAAACTAACGTTAGTATGTTGGCCACGTACATTGCTGAGCTGTTGATCCGTTATCCAGGTATCACTTGGATTCCAGAACGTAAGTCTACGGGTATCAGTTTGATTGACATCGTAATCCTGATCCTGCACTCTAAGGGGATCGATCCATTCAAGCGTATCTTTAACCGTGTGGTTGACGAAGCGCAATTGATGGAATCGGAGTACGAGTGCATTCGGACGACTCCGGTTACTCAACGTACACCTCAGTTCTACGATCGCTTTAAACGTCACTTCGGCTTCAACACAGCTGGTTCTGGTCGTTACTCACGTAATGCCCTGTATAAAGACTCGCTGGGTTCCTCGGTTGATCTGGGTGGCCGTACGATGAACGATAAGCAGCTGATTACAGAGATGCTGGCACTGACCATCAAGAACGGTCGTATTGACCACAACAACGACGCACACGATGACATGTGTGTATCGATGCTGCTTGGCCACTGGATGTGTATCCGTGGTGAGAACTTGGAATACTACGGTATTAATCCTAAGACCATTTTCTCTCGTGCTACTACTCGTGATGTTGAACAAACCAGTGTTGAACTGTACCGTGACGCACAGTCTAAGAAGTATAAAGATGAGTTTGATAAACTTCTGGAACAGCTTAAAGGCGAGTCTAACAAAATGTTGGTCGCTAAACTGGAAATGCGTCTACGCGCTATTTCTCGTTGGATTGATGTCGGCGAATCTGGCGGTGTGGGTATTGACGCCATGATTAAACAAGTACATGATGATCGTGTTCGTAGAATGCGTACTAACCGTTATGGTGAAGTAGAACGCGCACAACGTGAACGCTTCCGTGGTACTCACGCTAACTTCTAAAAAAGAAACAGCATAAAGCCCCTACCGATTGGTAGGGGCAATATGTCGTCTAGCGCTTACGGCGCAGGTGGAAGTATTCGTACAACTCGTTCTGGTCGTCGTCATAGCACGTGTGGCGATCTACGATAACCCAATCCTGGTCTGGGTTATGCTGTGACCAAGGAAAGGTGTATTCAAACAAAACGTTAGTTGGGTTCTCTACCAACTCAGCCAACATCAAGTTCATCTCAGTCAGGTGAACCTCATCGACCAGATGCACTACTTCATTGTAGATAGTAGCTCCACCGATAAAGATAAGTTCAGCTACATCCAAGTTACCTGCAACCTTAATAGCCTCATCAATACTACCTACGATGATGACGTCTTCATTGGCATCGGTAACGTTCTCAGGGTTACTGGTAATAACGATGTTCAAGCGGTTAGGCAAAGGCTTCTTAGGGAGGGAATCCCAAGTCTTACGACCCATCGCGATAGCCTTACCCGGACCAGACGTAATGGCTTTGAAGTTCATCATATCGGGTGGACAGTCCCAAGGGATACCATTACCTTGACCAATCACATCATCCAGAGAGCGTGCTACGATCATACTAAGCTTCATTGTGAGTTAGCTCCAGTGTCTTCAGGGTGATGCCTTCTGGACCGAACGTATAAACGTAGGACATGTCGAAGGTACCAGCAGCTACCTTCAGTTGTTCAGCTTGTGTAGAAATCACACGGCTCAGGCTAAACTGTTGAATGAAGTCAAAGTCGCCCAATGCAAAGCTGAACTCTTTATCAGCGTGACCTACTTGAGTCAGACGGCCTTCGAATCGAACGGTCTTGATGTTGTGCATAACCGTGATCGAGTACTCAGGTACGAGCCAACCAGCTGTGCCCATATCCAACAGGTCTTTGATGTCGTAGGTGGTGATCACATACTGGAGTGGGGTAATACCCGCTACGTCACGAGACAGATCCAGAATGTTAATCAAACCGTCCAGTTGTGCAAAGGACAGTTCATGTACAACCCCGTCTTCGGTGAGCAGTTTGAAACCACGGCGCAGCATGGTGGTGTTAGGATCATCAGTGGTGACCAAGCAGTCACGAGCGATCTCATTGAGGACGTTGTTATCGTCGATAGCGGGTTTGGCAATCAGAGTCATTCGGTTGGTTCCTTGTATGGACCATAGAAAAAGTCGAAGAGTTGTTGCTTGTACACAGTATATCCTCTGGTCAGTCCATTTTTCTCAGACCGATGAGTGATGATGTAATCACCTGGACATACAGAGTTAGTGGTATCTTCTTCGGGGATATAAACAATGGGATTGATGATACCATGTAACCCCATTGGTTTACCACATAGGTAACAAGGTACACGGTGATCTGCACCGCGTCGATATGTTGGATGTCTTTGGATTACTCGACCTGTGTTGATACGGTTGATTGTACGGTCTTCTGGGTGGTCACCATTACGATGCCACTGGTGTGCTTCTAGCACTGGGGTTAAAGCAGAATAAAGAGCCATTAGAGGATACTCCGAAAATACCATTACATAGACTAGGTGCTACCCAGTAAAAAGAAACGAGTAACCCCTACCCGAAGGTAGGGATTCGTTTACGTTAGATCTGAGTAAGAGTCGATGGTGATATCTACGACGTTCTTCTGGTTAGCTTTCAGGTTAGCTACTTGCGCATGGAAGTGTTCACCCAACTTAACGTCATCGGCTGGTGGAGTGAAGTCGTCATACAGCTTAGACTTGATGTACCCATTAATATCCCAGTCTACTGAGAAACCTTCAGTATCGTACCACGTGACCTGTGGGGCGTTTGTAGTACCGTCCCACTTAACGATGAAGCCCATCAGAGTAAACAGGTTACACGCGTACCTGAAGCGCTCTACGGTGCCACCCTTAGTCTCTTCGATACCTTTCTCCAGCAGGTGGAGCAGATACATATTCTTGCTATTGGATTGTGGATGGTACGCTTGATGCGCAGCCAATGCACCGATGATTTTACCTGAACCATTCAGCATGTCGTCTTCAGTCAGAGCCGCAGGCACCGTTAACTTACCCGTTGGAATATCAAACAAAGTGCCCATGTTTACATCGTTACGATCGAATTGGGGTACCAGTTTCTTAATGTCCATAATCACCTCTTTTAACATAGTTAGGTATTCTCATAGGAGTAATATAAACTTGTAATAAATTCTGTCAACCTTATGCAAGACCAGAGGATGTTTAAATTTACTTGACAGGTAAAGAGTATGTTTAGTTACCAAATCACACACCAATACACCGAACTGGAAATAACCCAATGATCAAGACCATCATCAAACTCGACCTAACCCACGAAGCCTTTAATCCGGCAAAGCCTAACCGCTGGATGGAGTGGGGTACCGAGCACCTTAAGGATAAAGTAGATTGGACTTCTATCGTAATGGAAGCTACCGCTACTATGCCTGAGGTAGTGTCATCGCAAGATTTCCAGATGCACCTGATCGAAACCATTCTGGCATACCGTACTTGGTCTCACTACTTGTTGGCCGGTCGCCTGTACGCCGTGTGGATTCACAAGAACCTTTACGGCACCAATGGTATCCCGACTGTTAAAGCACTGCACACTCGCATGCAACAAGATGGTCTGATGGTCAAACTCAAGTATACCACTCAAGACTACCTGAAGATCGAGAAGTTCATTAACCATGAGATCGACTTCGAACAACCACACTTCGCCCTGCACCAGATCCGTAAGAAGTACGCTCTGGGTAATCGAGTAACCGGAGCTGAATATGAGTCACCTCAATTTACTTATATGCGCATGGCCATGGCCCTTGCTGAGAATGAGCCTAAAGCAACTCGTCTCCAAGTGGTACGCGATTATTACGAACTCTTTGCTCGTAAGCAGTTGTCGGCACCTACTCCTAATTACATTAACCTTGGTACTGTTCACCGGGGCTTCGCTAGCTGCTGCCTTTTTGCTTCTGGTGATAATGGCACTTCGCTCGCTATCGGGAACTACATCGGCGACAAAATGACACAGATGTCTGCGGGCATTGGTGTTAACATCATGACTCGTTCTGTTGGCGATGCTGTACGCAATGGCTTGTTCTTGCACCATGGTAAGAAGAAGTACTACGACTCGATGGGTAAGTCCATCGTAGCTAACACCCAAGCTGGTCGCGGTGGTGCTGTAACCTGTTTCTTCGAAGCTTTCGACCAAGAAGCAGACATGATCCAAGCCCTGCGTAACCCACGTTCGACTGAGGACCGTCGTAACCGTGACATGCACTTCGCAATGTTGGCTAACGCTCACTTTGCACAGAAGGCAATGAAGAAAGAACCTATCTTCGCTTTCAACCCATACACCGCTCCTGATCTGCACGAAGCGTTCTACGGTAAAGACATCGAACTGTTCAAGACTCTGTACGCTAAGTATGAAGCTGATGAAACGTTCGTGAAGCACTGGGCATCTGCTCGTGACGTACTGCGGACGTCTCTGGTAGAAGCTCAAGAAACCGGCGTAGCCTACGTTGGTCAGATCGATGAGATGAACCGTCACACTCCATTCAAAGAACCTATTCGTTCCTCGAACCTGTGCATGGAGATCGCTGAACCAACCGCCCCTTACTACGACATGATGGATCTGTACTCTACAGAAGACCATGGTCGTGGCGAGATCGCTACTTGTTCTCTGGCCGCTGTGTCGATTGAGAACATCCCGGACAAAGAAACTTACCAGAAGGTTTGCTACTATGCTCTGAAGATGATTGACTACTGCATCCTGAACTCCAGCTACGTGTTCCCACACTTGGAGCTGACTGCTAAGTCTCGGATGTCTGCTGGTGTTGGTATCATGGGCCTGGCTACACACATGGCTCGTGAAGGTCTCAAGTATTCCAGTGATGCTGGTAAACAAGAGATTCACTTCATCGCTGAACGTCACATGTTCTATCTGATTGAAGCTTCCTTGAAGATCTCTCAGGAACGTGGTCTGGCACCTTGGATGCACAAGACTCTCTGGCCTTCGGGTTGGTTGCCTATCGATACCTACAAGCGTTCGGTAGACAAGATCAAGAAAGATGGTACTCCATTCGACTCCTACTACAAGTGGGAAGAACTACGCGCTAAGATCATCGCTAACGGTGGTATTGGTCACAGCGTACTCTGTGCTTACATGCCGGGTGAAAGTAGCTCTAAAGCGCTTGGGGGAGCTAATGGCGTGTATCCTGTACGTCGCCTGACTCTGTCTAAGAACGATCAGAACAACTTGCTGTACTGGGCAGCTCCATACGGGGATGATCCAGCCTACAAATACGAATTGGCATGGGATATCCCTACTAAGGACATGATTGATTGCTACGCTATCATCCAGAAGTTCTGTGACCAGTCTATCAGTGCTGACCTGTGGCGCCGAATCATCGGTAAAGAACAGATCGATTCTAACGAACTGTTGAAGAACTACTTCTATCAAGTTCAGATGGGTATGAAGACACGTTACTACTTCAATACCGAAACCACAGCTAACCTCTCGTTGGAAGCTATGGAGTCTGCACAAGGTAACGTAACCGAGGATACCGATTGCGCTAGCGGCGCATGCAAGATGTAAAGTAACAAAAAAGAAAAGCTTAGAGCCCCTACCGTAATGGTAGGGGCTTTATGCCGTTACTTACGCAGCTTGCGCATTTCCTCGATCGCTTGATCCAGTACTTCCAGGATCTCGGCACGACCTTGCAGCAGGATGCTGATCGGTGTGGACATGATCGGCAGAACGTCAGCTTCGTAGTAAGCGTGAGCGTCCAGGCTTTCCATGCGATTGAAGATAGCGAGCAACTCGCCGCTGGTATCCAGCGCAGCTACTTTACTGGTACGGCTGATGTAGTTGCTACCAGCGAACCAGGTGTAGTAGTCGTACTTCTTCTCGATGCACTCGATGGTGAAGTTCAGACCAGTTACGGTGTCAGCACGCAGTGCCTCCATGTAAACCAGATCGTGGTTCATCGCTGCTACCTGTGCTTGGTCATACGCCTTGGCGATGACGGCACGTTGGATTTCAGCATAGCCAGCAACGTTGGACAATTTGATATCGAACATGGGGTATTACTCCTAGGGGGTTATTTGATTTGGTGAAACCATAGTAAAGGGTTTGATGTTACGGGTCAATCTTTTTTGACGAGTGTCGAATCGAAGTGCACACGCATTTCTGGATCGAGGGTAGGTGTATTCGGATCACGAACTTCAACCAGTTCGCCTTCTTCATCTTCCTCGGCCCAGATCTCACGCAGCATCGCATGATTCTCAACCAGTTGTTCAACCTGAGCGTTCAGTGCTTCGAGGGTAGCGTGTGGAACCACGTCAGTCTCGTAGTACTCGGTCAAATCCATTGCAGCTACTTCAGCGTGCAGTTTCTTCAGGTCACCGTCGGCGTTGTCCAGGCGATCCATCAATTCGTTATTGATGGACTCGTTGATGTAGTAGGTCTTCCAGATATCGAAAGTCAAACCGACATCAACCAGATCGCGCAGTTTACGAACTACAGCCAAACCTGCGTCCATGCACAGGTTCATGAACTCACGCTCTTTATCGGTACCCATGTGAGCATTGATGCCATTGCTTACGATGACACCGATGTCGTGTTGGATTTCGTACAAGCGAGTAAGATCAGACATTACAGATTCCTTAGAGAGACATGCATTGAGCAAAGTACATCATTACCAGACTACCGGCCTGGGACAGTTCGTCACGAGTAGCGGTACCAAAGTCATAAGACTTAATACCGTCTTTACCAGCGACGTATTTCATTTCTTCAGACCAGACCATTTCGATCTGGCTTTCACCCACACGGATGTGGATGTTGTACACGCCTTCTTCATGCTGTACTTCGATCGCTTTCGACTCTTCCCAGATGTTCATCGATGGAATACCATGGTCGCCAAACTCAACCCACAACCGTCCGAACAGTTCAGAGGTAACGGCCAGCAGAGCGACTTGGATTTGGTCTTTAACTTCGCAGTGTTCCATGAGGTGTAACTCCATCTAGTTAGTTTATTCGCAAATGTAATATAGCGTTTAAAACGGTTCTAATGTTATTCGGTGTCGACCCATTCAAAGTACATCGGGATTGCCGATGGTTTGACGGAGCCAGTGACCCGGATACCTTTGATATGTGCACGACCTTTCAGTCGAGTGCAGGCACGTTGTACCTTCTGATCATGATAGATACCACCGGCGCTGACAGGCATGTATGCACTGATTGGCCAGTTGAGGTATACGTCACCATTAGGTTCGGTACGCAGGGTGAACCAGACCATTTTCTCAGTGGACAGTTTGATGCGACGTTTTTCCAACAGCGCAGCCAGACGACCAGCAAAGAATTCAAACATCGGTGGTGGGGTATCACCATCGAGGTCAGCATTGAAGTTACCCGAACGCAGGCGATCTTCAATATCTTCAACGACCACGTCTTTGTGGGCTTCAGACAGTAAAGCCTGAAAGCACGCAGGGACACGACGATTGATCGACTCCTGGTCGATAATGATCTCGGCGTTGGTCGGGTTAGTATCGACCTTGTCCGAATCTTCCAGCACTACAACATCACAGCCTTTCATGTGAGACATGGGGATACTCCTTGATTTGGGTTTGGGTTAAGCGATGTCGACTGCTTTAAGTACATTGGTGATCTGACATACTCGCCACAGTTTGAAGAACTCACGAATGGTCTTCTTGGTGCAGTAAATCTTTTCGCTATCCGGCTCACCGCGTTTACCAGCGCAGGTAACAGACTCATCACCAACCAGCATCACGTTGGCTTTCTCATGGTCACTGATCACGATGAACTGGAATTGGCCATCGTCATCCAGAACGATCTTAGCATCCAGCTTTACAACGTTCTCGTAGTTCAGGATAAGATAACCCTGCTTAGAAAACTGGCGCAGCATGTTGATGGTTTGGGCGGCATAAATGGCAGCCTCATAGCTGCGTTGACTGTTGAACGAGTTACGGGTAATCAGTTCCAGATCAAGACGTTTCATGGTTATTACTCTTAGTTAATTCACAAATGTAATATAGGCTTTAAACAGGTTCTAATAAAAGAATACCGCATAGCAAGATCTAGTACAGACAAAACCACAACTCACGCAAAGGTAATTCAATGGCACACATTAAACAGGTTGAAGACGGTCCCGGTTGTGTTCGCTGGGTTAATGAACATGGTCATGCTGTTGGCATCATGATCGGTACCCGTAACTATTATCTGGAATCTACTGAAGCGGCTAACCACCTGATGTTGTGGAACCCAGCCGATACAAAAGAATTCACCTTCAATCCGACCAGACATCACCGGTTGCGATTCCATGGTAGTGCCATCTGCGGACTTGCCGAATACCTACCTAAGCCGGGTAGACCAAGCCAAGGTCCTGAGGGTTACGATTGCACTGACCTAACAGAACTTGAGGTACACGAAGAATGGTACTCTCTTTTCTGTGTCGACACCGAGCACGATCAAACCTTAGCTAACGGTAAAACCATTAAACACATTTCACGTGTGAGTATGGTTGACTACTATGCAAACGAATCTTTCAAAACTGAGCAAGCGAGCGCCGAATAATGTCCACTGTTGACCTCCCGATCAAGATCTTTAACAACCAAAAAACTGACTACGATTCTAACGAGATCATCCTCGGTCAAGAACCCGGTCTGTTCGATTCGATTAACAACCACCACCCGGTTTTGTTCAACCTGTACAAACGCTTGAAGATGATGGACTGGGACGAGAACGAATTCCCGTATGGTGACTGCCTGCATGAATTCGAGACCGCTACCCGTAGTGACTACGACATGATGGTTAAGACCTTGGCATGGCAGTGGGAAGCTGACGCTACCGCATCTCGTGCTATCGTTAACATCTTGGGTCCAGTAATCACAGACTCCCGCGTCTGGGCAGGTTACGTACTGATCAACTCCAACGAGAACCTTCACGCTCTTACCTACTCCGAGATCGTGCGTAACTCCTTCAAGAACCCGCAGGTCATCCTCGATGAAATCCTGAAGGTGCAAGAAGCGCAAGAACGTATGCTGGCCGTAGCCAAGGTAATGGGTGAAGCACACGACGCATCACATGCTTATGCTTGCGGTACGATCCCTAACGACCAAGACCTGTACAACAAGATCTTCAAGTTCTTGCTGGCGCTCTACTACCTTGAGCGTATTCAGTTCATGGCATCGTTTGCTGTAACCTTCGCCTTCGGTAAGATGGGTCGGTTCCAACCAATCGCGATGGGCGTTCAGAAGATCGCTATCGATGAGTTCGAAGTACACGCTCAGTTCGGTCAGGAAGTCATCAAGGCAATGCTGAAAACCCCACGTGGTCAGCAAGCTTATAAAGACACCATGGCTGAAGGTGTAGAGCTGTTCTGGGAAATCATCATGACGGAAGTCAATTGGTTGACCTACCTGTTCTCCGAAGGTCGTGAACTACCAGGTGTAACTGTTAAGAAGATGATCCAATGGGTCTTGTTCAACGGTAACGCTGCTGGTACCTTCACTGGTGCTAAGGATCACATCACTGATGAGATGCGTGCACAGTTCGAACTGGTCACCGGCTTCCCTCTGGAATTCCCTGAGAAGAACCCACTCCCTTACATGACTGAGTACCTCGACCTTGCGGCTAACCAAACCAGCCCTCAAGAAGTTGACAACAACCAGTACATGGTAAACGCTGTAGACACTTCCCGTGAAGATGAGACCTTCGACTTCGATCTGGCTTAAGCATACATTTAAGTAATAGTATGTAACTGAGTCTGATTGCCGAAGTTACTCCATGATGTGCGACTTGGTGGGTTGCATGATGTGGTTTCTCCTTTAGTGTTGGTTTGTGTATGGAGTCCTACCTTCGGGTAGGACTTTATTTCCCCTTTGACTAATTAGGATACAAAAAATGAAAAACTTGAATAAAACTATCGCCGGTAACATTTTGACCGCAATGGGTAATGCCAACCTGACTTGGGCAGGACTACTTAAAGAAGTTAAGAATAGTCATCCAGATGTTAAGTCGGTCATCGGTGTTCGACCAGCTCTGATGCAGGACCATACCACGATTGTCGCTAAGCTACATAACGGTGAGAAGGTAATCGTTAAGATGAACCGCATCGAAGAAGCTGCGTAAAGCGATATAAAGCCCTAGCCGTAGCTAGGGCTTTTATGCCGTTAAGTATACCCTCCCCTTAATCATATACTAGTAAATATATGGAGCTGAGATGACCAGCCTTGACCGATTAATCCAGAGGGTAGAATACCCACTGAAAGTATCCATAGAGGATGCACTAGATGTAATACAGAAGTACTGGGACGAGGCAGCTAACACCGTTAGTACTTATTGGAAAGATACCGATGAGGAAGTAGCTGAGGAACTAGGGGTTACTCCAGCAGCGGTAGCTCAACTGCTCGACGACAATCGTCCGGGTTATGCTTATGCTAACATTGGCGGTAACTCTGGGGTGGCTAGTTATGATTACGGTCCAGACTGGATGGTTGTTAACTTCACCACGGGTTCACGTTACATCTATACCTTAAAATCAACAACGCCTGAGTCGATGGGATACCTTAAGAAGTATGCCCAAGAAGGTAAGGGCTTGAATTCTTACATCATGCGAATGCTTCGTGAAGACTACGCTGGTAAGAACGTCAAAGGTGTGATCCTGATTAAGCCTGGTATGGAACGCTATTACGAACAGGCAAACAAACGCCTACAACTACTATACGCTTACCGGAATACGGTTAGCCTTGAACAGCAACCCCAACGAGAGACTAAAATGTCTAAGACCGTAAAGCAGTACGAAAAACAAATCACCGATGCAGGCGCAGACGGTCTAGACCCAGTGGCCCGTCAATTCATGGCTATCGGTTTGGAAAACATTGTTAACGATCCAGCTATCGTTTATACCCCCGTTGGGGACGTAGTTTCGGTAGAAGGTATCTGGCAGAGTATTAAAGACTTCTTTGCAAATCGCCCGACTAAGATCCACTTGGTTGGTAAAGATCCAGACTTACGTAATAAACTCCGTCGCACTATCGGTGACCCTACGTGGCTGTCTCGCCAGAAGTATACACTAGGTCAGGTCAACTATCGGGCTTTGCCAGACTTCACCCCACAGACAGCACAGAGCTACGTACAGCGTTATAAGGCTGCGGTTAATGCGGTGTCGCAACATAACTCTCGTGAGATGTTGAAGATTAAAGATGCGTTAAAGATTGCGGTTAACGCCCTGAGCATGTATTCGAACGGAAGACAGACTTCAACGGCGCCATTGGATCTAGCCATTGCCCGCATCAATCCATACATGATCCGCTTGAACATTAACTTGAAAGAACCTGAGTTGATGGAAACGGAACTCGTATCACAAACGGGCGATGCTTTGACTAAAGTTGAAGTTCGTATGTTCAGTGATTTGATTGGCACGGTACACGGTGTCCAAACAACTTACGAGGGTAGTCTCCGGGTTAGCATGTCGTTACCTAACGCTGCTTACGTTAAGTCTTTGTACGCCCCTCGTCCATCCACTCCGCATGCACCACACGTTCCTAATCCAGATCATGCCCCTATTTACGCGGCTATTTCACGATTAGAACAAGCATACTCAACGATCACCTACATGGTGAATGCCGAGATCAAGCAACGTATCACTACACACGCTGCATGGATCAATGCTGAGAACATCGCTGACTCGTTGGTTAACTACATTGGTAAGTCCATTACCAACGTAACCACTAATAGCTTTGAAGCTTTCAACGAACCGACTATCCCAACTACTCAGGAGCTTAAGGCAGCTTGTGAGACGTATCTGGTGGCTTCCAATGAAGGTATCTTCGACACACTGAAGAAACTTTTCTCGGGTCCTAAGAAAGCTGAGATCGTAGCTGAACTACCCATTGCGTCTATCGACGTAGCGGCTAAGTTTACTAATGGTCCAGACACAGCTCTCCCTGCCGTTACCATGACGGGTTCTAAGACAGCCATCTTCTTGTCCAACGGTAAGTATAACCCGAATTGGATCGCTGATCTTCAGCGTGACGTACTGGCGTACGATAAGATCATCAAGGACCTGAGTAAGTACGACCAGAAGTTGGAAGCTTGGGAAAACAAGTGGGCTTCTAAGCTTGATGCATTTAATGGTAACGCTGACCGTGAAGACGAGTTCGTTGAGCTATTGAAGAAAATGCAGGCGGACGAACCCAAGCCATACTTCGACGTATTCTCTAACTCTCATGACTTCGTTATCTGGGGTAAGGATAACTGGGAAGATGGTGAGGAAGGCTTTAGTCGTGAGGCCCATCGTGCAGGTTCCGCTACCGTTGAGATCGACGAAGTTCCAACTGGTAAGGTAGGTGCTCTTAAGAAGTTGATTACCAATACCGCTAACCTGATCCGTATTGCCGAAGATGGTCACTACGAGATGTATGGTCATGGTCCAGACTTTACCGATGCCCCTTACCGTGGTTATTCCCAAAGTGATAAAGCCGTTGAGGTGATGAACAAGCTACGTATGCACGCCCACGTATCCAATGATCCGTTCGATTGCCTACACCAAGTAACGGTTCGTCTGGAGTTGATTCTGGAAGACCTGGCTAACTACCTCACGTTGGTTAACAAACATCAGGCGTAATTAGCAATTATATGTAACACCTTGATTTACTTGGTAAAACTAGTAAGCCGTGTGGAACCCACTGTCCTCTAACCTGGACGGTGGGTTTTATGCCGTCTCAAACTTTACTGATGTGGATAATAAACTGTAGCACTATCGCTACATAAACTGAAACCACATCCCAGTATGGGAATAGGATACAGAAATGATAAGTCGTAAAGAAGAAGCATCACCTGTAGCACAAGCTGATTACAAACCGATGTATTGCCTAGCAGGGCGTCATGGTACATACACCATCGACACTGACCCAATTCCCGTGTCTCATGCCGAGCGAGTATCTGTAGACGCTCTTTTCCATTACTTCACCCCTGACATCGATGCAACTGAGTTTGCTAATGAAGACCGTGATCTGACGCAGGAAGAAGCCCTCGCTAAATTGATCGCCCGTAAATTCCACCGAAGTGTTTACCTTACGAATACAGCGAATCGACACGAAGCTCCAGCTTGGACCAAGTTCCGTGATGAAGCTACCTTTATCAGTGGTGACATCGTTGAAGGCACTGAATGGAAAGTTGTAGATTGGCTGCGTATGCACCACGGTGATGAAATGGTAGCTATCGACGGTAGCCGTTATTCCGATGAACATGGTAAGGATGACCTCATTCCATCCTTTGATCAATTGATGCAGTTGGCTAACAACCAGAAGGACGTGATCGAGGAAGGCGTGGTACGCCTCTACCCAACCGACACCCGCGCTGCGATGCGTTTTCTGAATGCCGGACAGTACGAGTCTATTGAAGACGATGCTTACGATGACACCAAGTGGTTAGCTGAAGGTCGAATCCTGGCCAACGAACTGGTGAACATCAGATCGTTCCAAAAGAACTTCAATCTACTGGTTATCGTCGGGGTTAGTCGCTACATTCACGCTAACCAATTGAACCTGAACAACCTGTACCGCTTGATGGCTAAGCTTGGTCGTCAGAACACCCGTCTTGTATTCCTAGGTTAATCCAATGATCCCAGTATTCAAATTGTCTGATCTCAAGAAACGTCCATGTGACCCCAATGCACGAGCTAAGGCTCTGGAGATGGTACGTAAGTTTAAAGAGTCGGAGGATGCTTTCCGAAAGATCTGTGAGGAGAAGGGTATCCCATATACCCCGTGTGTAGCTGCAAGTCCATACGGTGTTAACTACTACACCTCTGGTGCCAGACCTACCAACCGTGTAAAACTTGGTGATATCTGGAACCGTTGATACATACCCCTACCTTCGGGTAGGGGACAGTATAAATTAAAACTATACTGGTTATGTAATACTATGTAAGACCATGCCGTCTTAACAAACCTTCACTGCTTACGAGTCGGGGCAGTCTTAGTTGCATGCAGCCTGTTAAGAGCCAGGTACTGACCACCAGTTTTAGGAGAGATTCCCGAGCGGCTCAAAGGGACCGGACTGTAAATCCGGCGTTAATTCTTCCAAGGTTCGAATCCTTGTCTCTCCACCATTTTCAAGTTATAGTGACATCGTCCAATTGGTAGGACAGGCTCCGGTAACCAATCCGTGGCTGTGTGCGACTTCGATACTCGCTGTTACTATAACTCGATTTATTCTCGAGGTAAAAGCTATGAAAGTGAAAATCAAACAACGTCCACTTGATAACTTTGGTCCCGCTGATTGTCGATGCTGTGATCGACTTAGCTGGAAGAACCTTAAACTTGACCATCAGGCTTTGAAAGAAGCCGTCAACGATGCCGACTACACTCTTGATGAGCGTGAAGGTAAAGTTGCATAGCCACATTCCATGATAGCTCAGTTGGTAGAGCAACGGACTGTTAATCCGTTTGTCCCTGGTTCGAGTCCAGGTCATGGAGCCATTTACGTGTCTAGCTCAATTGGCAGAGCGACGGTCTCCAAAACCGTAGGTTCCAAGTTCGATTCTTGGGATGCGTGCCATTACTTAAGGGTCCTCCATCGCATACTGAAGCTGTTGTGGTAGACCGAAGTGGTATTCGAGGACTCCTTCGGGAGTTCTCTTATGCCGTCTCGGCCTTAAATGGATGATAGTATGACCATGAATGGAGGGTCACTATGATAGAGCTATTATTCATGCCTGATAAACCTAAACTTCCCCTAGGTTGGGCACAACTTAATTTCCCCGAGTTGCAGGCTGTGAACTACGTGCGGATGGTAACGATCGGTGACGACATTTATATCTACGGTGGCACAAACGCCTCTGGTAGCACGTCAGCCTTTTATAAACTGAACGTCCCTACGAACACCCTCACTCCTTTAAGTGGTGCCCCAGCACGAACACAGGTAGTAATGGAAGCAGTTGGCACCAAGATTCACATCATCGCCGGTGGTACGAATGTATCGGTTAGTACGCACAATTGCTACGACACCGTTACTGGTGAATGGACCACGTTAGCACCCTACACACCATACCTTGTAGCGGGTTCAAGTTTAGTTGTGGGCGACCAGATCTACGTTGCGGGCGGTTGGCTAAATTCAAACGTCAATCTCACTGATGTTGTACGCCGATATGATCCGTCTACGGATGCTTGGACGACGTTAGCAAAGCTACCGGCACAGCGCTATGCTGGTGCATTGTTCCAGTTGGAACCTACCTCCATTTACTACACACATGGCCGGATAGAACAAAATGGTGCTCCTCAAACCAGTGTATGGAAATACACGATAGCTACTAATACATGGGCAGTGATGCCAGTTGCACCCTATAAGACATCTGAGGTTCGTGCAGCCGTGTTTGATGGGGTAGCTTATATTTATGATGGCCTAGGTTCTGGTGAAACCGTTGATCGAATGTGTACCTTTGATGGTACAACTTGGACGACTATAACCCAGCCATCCGGCGGGCCAGCCGCACGATATGGTTACGGCTTGACTACATACCGTGGTGGTATTTACATGTACGGTGGTGGGGTGTTGTCTAGTTCAACTATCTTTAAAGATATCTGGCGGTTCCAAGTGACGTAGTAAACATAAAAGCCTCTCCGTCGCAAACTGAAGCTGCTCAGAAGGACCCATTGGTATTTGAGGACTCCTTCGGGAGTTCTCTTATGCCGCGTTGACCAATTATGTAGATCACTAACTCGAGACGGTATCATGAGAGAACTACTACTTAACACGTTGGCACGTCAAGTCCCCCTACCCGGACCCGGTACAATTATAGTTGGCGATGAACAGTCGGGTTACTATGGTACATTACCTTCGACCGACTTTATCAATGGGGTTGACCTAGCTGCCATGGCGGGCGTAACGGATGGAACACCATTGAACTCGACAACCGATTGGTTGAAGTTTTCCTACAAGGGTAAAGTTCAATACGTTCCTAAGCAACACATCCGTGGGAATATTAGTTGGTCGTATATGAACAGCTTGGGATACGCCAAAGGTAAGAACATTGTCATCCGTGGCCGTACGTACTTACTAAGGTTACTAAGAGGTTCATTGCTTGATCCTTACACCGGGGTCAACGACGCAGCTGACGATCCTAAAACTTGGGGATCTGAATGGAACGATCTGATGTATCGCGTGAGTACGCAAGTCATCCCATCTAAGACCGCCTCAGGACTCCCTAACTTTGCTGACTTCACCAATGCTGAGCTAGGGGTTACATCAGGTTACACCACGTTGTGTGGTGATGCAGCTATCCCTCAAGGTGGTACAGCTGGTGTCGTGTGTCGCGGTAACGGTGCAGATAGTATCTCTACGGAGCATTCACCCCCTGTTGGTCTCGCCACCAGTCGCGGCTGGCGCCCATGTTTAGAACTAGTGCGATAACTGGTAGCCCCTAGGGGCTATCTTTATGCCGCCGACACCCAATCCAAGGAATACCCGCTAACCTAATTAAATAGTTAACTAGAGGGTTCAACCCATGTGCCAACCATGCTGTGACAACACCTATGCAAAATACCTAGAGCCAGATAATGCGGTGGACTTGAATTACCTAGCCACCCTAGGTACTAACGTCTCAATAACCCACACCCCGGATCTATCACGACCAGACTTTAATGAATGGTTAATTAGTCGTGGCGAACAACCGCCTATAACCACCAAGATTAATATCGATGGTGATGTCAAGCGTTTCTGTATGTGTAAATGTCACCGTAAAGATCTGAACGTCTGCCACTGAGGTGTCTATGAGTGTAGAAGCACTATACGAGAAAGCCCGTTTAGCCATGGGGGCTACCCCAGAGATTCGCTTACGTAAAGCCCGTGCCCGCACTTGGGTAATGACCCAAATACTGAAGGCCCAAAACAAGCAACAAGAACCAACAGAAGAACTCCTTCAAAGGAAATGTACAATATGAGTATCATCACCAAGATGCAACGCTTCACTAACAAGTCAATCGGTATCATCCTAGACCGGCATAACATCCCACCTCCAGCGCAGAAGCTGACTCTGGACACTGAGGGTGAGTATGTGGAGTTCAAAGAACTAAAGGGTATGTTGGATACCGGCTTACTGATTGAGATGTCAGCCGAACTACAGGAAACCTTTTTGGATGCCCAAGCCCAGCGTAGTCTGATCACCACATTAACCAATATGGGTTATGAGGACTTTGATCAGGTATTGCAAGTACTGCGTGAGCAACGAGCTACTGTGCTCAAGGAACGATCCTTTGAAATTTGGTCCGTTGGTTATCAGGCGACAGGTGAATTCACACCACCTAATCGCGTAGCCACAACTACAGCGTTGAGCTTTGAAGAAGCCTGCCGTAAGTTACATGACGCCTATAAAGCCAATGGTGTTCATAGTGGTCCAGCTAGTTGGATATTTGACGAGGAGACTCTACGGTGGAGAGACTACTGTGGTTATCTAGTGGATACCAAACCAGCGGACTAATACTCACGGCCCTAATTAAATGAAGTCGGATGAGACACATCACGACAACTTCCCAATAAGGTACCACCATGATCCTCGATAAATTCGAACTCGCTGAATACTTGAAGTTCCACCCAGAACACCTTATCTACGCCTCTGACGAAATAGGTCGAAAGGTACAGCTTACACTTGACGTAGGCCATGACCTAAAGTGTGATTGCGCCAACCAAATCTACGTGTATAACACCGACGTAGAGTTGTATATGGGTCCCGATAAAGTATTAGCCAAAATTGCCCTAGCGGACCTTGACATCGTTAAACGGTATTTCCTTGCAAAACGATTCCGAATTGAGCTAGCTGGATTGATTCGCCCTGCACAAGAACTTGCCAGCCACTACAAGTCACCGTTGGAGCACCGCCCGGCAAGAATTCAGTTGCATGTACTGCGTGACATTGATTACGCTCAAGACAATAAAGGTATGGTGATCATCGTACCTGAAGCTGACGTAGGGTCAGGGTACGTACCGCGTGAGGTATCAGATGGTCACGTGATCAAAGGTTACGTCTATCATTCAGATAGTGGTACGGTTCGTTACGAGACTGTACAAGCTTGGCGTTACGCCAAAGTTACACCAACCATGGCTGATCTCGATGTGTACGATACGCTATCAGCTGACTGGAAACTGGTTCTTGGTCTCTGATCCAAATGGCTCTACCTTCGGGTAGGGCTGTATAACGAATTGAGGTAATACAATGTCAAAGCTCGACACACTACGCCGTAACCTTAAGAAACATCCGTTAGAACGTGACGCTGCGGCGGCAGAACGTCTACGTAAATCATGGGTGGAACCTGTTCAGAAACCACGTGACCCATTTGATCAAATAATGGCGCCTCCCCGCTGCATGCTAGATCAATACAGAATGGTCCTGACCAAGGTTGTAAGTGAACGCATCATCGGCGATAGCACTATGACCCGAGAACAGCAACGAGTCATGATGGAAGATACCTTGAATGCTACCTACCGGGAAATTCAAGTGAGTGGCTCTCTTACCGGTATCATGAACAATCGCTCAACCACGTGGAAACCAAAGGTTGAAGACAAAGGTATATCCTTTGAGGTGCACATCGGTAATACGTGGCTCGCCTCGATCCACTAAAGCAAAAAAATAAGACACAATGCCCCTCCCATTATGGGAGGGGCTTATGACCGTTACGATTGAATACCTTTACGAACACGTACCACACGGATGACTTTTATATCAGTACCAAGTGCAGTCTCACAGGTAGCCCGTGCATAAACGTTGTAGTACTCGCCCATGGTGTAGTCTGGGTAGTCGATACGCATTTTGACGAACTCGTCATCACGTTTCCATTCACGCATCTTATCGATCACGCTAACAGAACCCACCATGTTGTAAGCCGCCCAACCATCACGATCAGTAAGATCTTTCATTGCCGCTTCGGTCAACTTAAGTGCAATCTCATTATTGGATAGCTCAGAGTTGAACATCTTCTGGATAAGGCTAGAAGCTTGTCCAACGACGATGCAGATGTTGTTAGTTACCTGCATGGTATCCTTAGGACCTTTAAGATCCACTTGGTAGTTGTACTGCGGTGTCACAGCGGCATAAGCCGGGCGGGACATCATGATGCTTGCTGCCATGATGAGGCACACGATTCCGAAGGTAGCCACGACTGCGGTGATGACGATGCCACACAGTTCACCAACAGTGAGGTCACTCAGTTTACGGTTAAGCATGATTAATTCCTTTAGGTAGGTTTGGGTTAATACACAGTTGTAATATAGGCTCTAAACAACTTCTAATAATACTGGATAGTCTGATGATGTAGGTTAGCATATCGCTACCCAGAACGAAACACCCATATGTGAGTAACTAGAATGAGTAGCTATATTAGTCAATACGTTGAATACGCTTCAATCCTCCGTGCACTTGAAACGGTCAGTCGGTCAGCTTGGGAACGCTGGGGTAAACAGAACTCCAGTACCGGCGCCTGGGCAGTGGCCGATTATAAGACCATCGGATTTACAGTAGGTCGTCAATGTGGTGCAACCCGTGGTATCCATCAGTGGGTCAGTGAACACCGTGGTAAATGTCTGGTAATCAGTAAAGATCGAAAGATGCGCGACAGTGGGTTAGAGAATTACCTTACCCAGTTCCCTAACAGCGATATGACTGATTACTATCGTGCCTCAGCTCGTATGCTCAATGAGGTAACGTTCAGTTACGAGCATGACGATGATGACGAAACATTGCACAACGACATGATCGAAAACGTCCGTTATGTAATCCTGGATGATTCCGCCCATCAGTACGTTTTGGGGAGACCTGGCGGTAGAGTACGATTCAACGAATGGGTCGCTGAAACCTTTCACGATGACACCTTTGTGATTCTGGTGAAATAATGCGGTCGGTAACTGACGTTAAGAATGAGATCAACCGCCACGTAGACTACTACACCAGTAAAGTGTTTGCTAAGTGTGTTGTAGCTGACCGTGGCTATCATCTGGTAAGAGCCTTGGATAATATGGTTTCTGATAACTGGTTCGCCCCATGGAAGCCCGTTATCGATTACAACTGTAAAGGTCGAGATGAGATCGAAATCACTATCCGTGAATACCAACCGCTTGAATACACGCTAACCATTACCAAGGGTGACGTTAAACATGACTGAGTACATTGCACACCATTCACAACTGGACCAATCTGTAAACTTTGAACGTAGCTTTGACGACCACACAGGGCGATTAGAGGCGCGTTACGTCAGACGTACTGAAGAGTACTTCATTAACTACTTAAGCTCTCAGACAGGCTGTAAGCAGGCTTGTAGGATGTGTTGGTTGACTGCAACCGGACAGACTGATCTGCGTGACACAACTATTGAAGAATACTTCGAACAAGCTCGGGAAGTCTTTGCTTATTACGATACGCAGGCCCCAGCTAAGATGGTGCACTTCAATTTCATGGCCCGTGGCGAACCACTCGCTAATAAGATCTTCCTGGCTAATGCTGATGAGATCCTACGTGGCCTAAAGGCCATGGCTGATGAACGCGGGTTAGACGTTAAGTTTAAGATCTCAACTATCTTCCCTAAAGAGATGGGTGAACTGGAACTGACTGACATCTTCAAAGACTCAACCGTATACCCTGACATCTATTACTCGATCTACTCAACGGATCGAGAGTTCCGTCGTCGTTGGTTACCTAAAGCACAGATAGTTGCTAAAGGCTGCGGTGAACTCCTTCGGTGGTATAACGCCACGGGTAAACGTTCTAAGATCCACTACGCCTTCATTGAGGGTGAGAACGATACGTTAGTTGACGTACTGGCTGTGATCCGATTGCTACATGCTTACGATCTACATCCAGACTGGAACATCGTCCGGTATAACCCACCGGTTGGACATAGTTCTAAAGAACCACCTGAGCGACACATTGATATGTTGGCCGGGTACATCCAACATTACATCAGCGGTAAAGTGAAAGTAATCCCACGCGTAGGTACTGATGTTCAGGCATCCTGCGGTACATTCCTAAAATGAGGTGACACATGCTTAAAGTATTCAAACGTTTCGTCTGGTGGTTGATCAGTAAGGTATTCCCGAAACATCAATGTGAGCGTCTGGTTAATGAACCGGGTAATGAGATGTGGCGAGTAGGGAAGGGTTTCAATAACTTCCGCCCGTACTTCCGTATTGATTGGGGTAACCGTGGCTGGCGCTGGACAGTCCCTGTCGACTACTATAAGGACTTCTGGGAACGTCTCTATCCGACACTCACACCTTTAGGTCAACAACGCTGTGATGAGCTTATAGAGAACCTGAGACTAGAAGGTCAGGATAACGCTACCCTTCATACACATGTCAACGTAGTCCGTGCTGGTGGTATGGTAGTCTGTGAGCGTAAGGACCTTTGGCCTAAACTGTGGGCTAAAGCAACCGAGTTGACCTACGCTCAAAGAATCTAAAAAAAGAAACAGCATATTACCCCTCCTTGCGGAGGGGCTTTATGACGTTATCGAACCGTAGGTCGACGATACGTAGATTGTCGTGGTAGAGGCGGCTTGACTACAACTTGACTAGCCTTAGCACGCTTAACCATTTCACTGATTGCATTCTTCTGCTCATCGGTGAATACAAAGTGTTCATCAGGTGGGATACCTTTAGCACCAGCGTCAAACCATGCTCGATCTTTAGGATGGCAGATACCATCTGGATCACCGAACATAATGAATGTCGCTCTTTCATCAGGTGCATCTTCAAAACAACGCATGCGTCCGCAGCCACGTGAGTGAGCTACGTAGAAATCTGCTCGAGGTGGACAGGTATAATCAGCGCCCGGATCTTCGGTTACCTTTACCCCAAGTGCTTCCATGTACTCGACGATCTCATTGTAGTAAGCCATGGCTAAGTCGGTTTTGACGAACCGTGGATTACCTTTAATTAACACGGCACTAATCATAGCCGTACTCCTATCGTTGTGAACTATAGGATTGCACATGCCCAGCCAGCTTAGCCCACCACGCTTCAGCATGTTTACGATCCCGCAACTTCGGGGTACGGAACATGATGGTGATGAACTGCTGATCACGAGGCGTTACAAACTCCCGTGGCAATGACTTCGAACGGACGTTGATGCATGGACGCTCACGCTGCTCAAAGCGATCCATGATCTCAACCAACGCGATATTCAGGTCATGAAACTGAACTGGGTTATCTACGATGAACTGAACGAAGCCATTGGTGATGTCTGCGCCGATACCGCTGTAGGAACTAGCCACAGGACAGCCTAGGCGCTCGTCTAAGACGAAATCGACCAAGGTCTGTACGTCTTTGTGCAATGACGAGAAACGCCCTGTATCGAGCTTATCAAGGAAGTGACGATAAACCGGTTCGTGAGCCATGTGTTTCGATGTAAGGATAGGACTCATGCGGCTACTCCCCGAGCCAATTCAATAAACAGGTTCATTAAACCTGCCCCCAGTACCAACCCAATGGTCAGATTAAACAGTGCTACTTTCTGGCGGCGTTCACGAGCCCGCTTTACTTTGGTCAGTGGATCGGTGTTGAAAGTTACCACGCACATACTCCTTAAATTAAATTACCAGCCCGAGACGATATAAGACCGTGGGTATTTCTCCCACCGTACGGTATAACCTTTTTGACGAATGTACTCGATCTGATGATCGTTAACCGAGCGTTCGTTGCTAGGGTTAGATGCATCGTCAAGATCGTTGAAATCGACCTCAAGGTCACCACGGCGTTGAGCGTTGCGAATACGTTCGATCCACGGTGCCATGGTAGTATCGTTATACGTAGCATTCAACAACATCTGTAATGTACCTTCTTCACTGTTGTCAGTGAAGTCAGCGATCTCAACGAAAGCATAGTCAATACGACTATATTCGTTGTCAGGGTGAATTAGTGCGATGTACGGGTAGTTTTTAGGTACGTCATCAAGACCGTAACCATGGTCCTTAACGGACATACCCATATCGGTACAGGCTTCTTCGACGGCCTGTTCCAATTCAACATCATTTTCGATGAGGTACTTGTAGATACCCGAACGCATGCCGCCGTTATACTGCGCTAGTCTTTTCATCGTACTTGATTCCATTTGACAATTTTGAGATCGTAGACTTCATCACGGTGATGAGTCTGACCGAGTTGCAAGATAGCCTTGAGGATATCCGGCGCGGGGACTTGATACGTCGAACGGCGCACCGTGTATGGGGATTCCAGAGCAGTGCGTTCAATCTCGAATTCGAACAGATGCACTGCATCGTCCGAGGACTCTTCGAAATCACACAAGGTGATGTACTCAATACTGAGCGTGTAATACTCATCACTGAAGTCGATCACGGCGAGGAAAGGAAAGGCAGGTGGAATAAGACCATAACTTACAGCGATGTCTTCACGATCCTCACCAACTTGGAGAATGTACTCGTCCACCATAGCTTGCAATTCCAACATCCGCTCAATGCGGTAAACACCATCACGTAGCTTTTTCATACGGGCTCCTGATCAAACATGTTTTCGGTAATGAAGTGAACCGTCAGACGGTTGTACTCGTTGTCGATGTTAACTGTCATGATGAATGGGTATTCACGCGGCAGCTGACGATTACCATTGATACGGTGGCGCGCCACCAGATCATCCAGATCAAACCGGGAGGAGTTAGACCCCCAAGCCTTTGGATCAGCGGCTTGCTTCTCCAAGTATTCCAGAATGGCAGTCTTGTACTCACCATCGGCCTCGATGAGATAGTAAGCGGCATGCAATGGACCGGTGTTATTAGAACGTTTCATGAGTTACTCCTTAGTCAATGTAGTTGCGGTATGTGATAAGGTCAGTAGCAAACTTACTGGCCGCGCCAATTGGTTCGTTACGGAGTAAGACGCCATAACGTGCTTTAGCTACGATTCGCAATTGAACCGGATGATGTCTACAGCGTACAAACAGGTTAGCGTTGTGTTGCACCGGTTGATACAGCTTAAACAACTCGTCGCGTAATTGCATGCAATACTCCTTGAGACGTAATAAAGCCCCCACCAGACGGTAGGGGGCTTGGGGTTTAATCTGGTACCTGTGTGCTGGCCAGCTGTAGCTTCCAGTATTCCAGAAGCATCACACGCACCAGTCGCTATCTTCTAATAAGACCGCATCCACGATCGTTATGTCGTTAATAACTTCGCCATCCCAATGAGTACCAATCAAGGGCACAGCGCTTCGGTTCGACCATTGGTATTATGGTCACTATGTTCTTCACAAGACGTGCCGGTTGTGGCAGCGCTTCACTTATACCGAAAGTTAGGTTATGCTTAGGCGGGGTTCGAGCAAGGCATCTAACCTATTGCTTATGGTGACGGGGACCCTGGTTAGAGAGATAGCCCCTGCGAACCCCTGTTCGTTTAGATCACAGCCGTGGCTATGTTCCAGAAGAGGGTCGCATAATAAACTTGCTCTAATAGCTACCTCGTTTATCATGCGGGAGCATTTGCTCCTATATAATTACATTCACAGTATTCTTTTTATCGTTCACAGTACGACACACAGACTACCTGGATTTCTTGTGGGACTTCAGTAGCTTGACCAAGCCACGTAACTTCCCATTCAGGTACTTCGAGGTTATAGTGTACTGCTTCTGCCGGTGTGAGCGGCATCAACTTCAAACCAAGCTCAGCTTCCAGTTCCTGGTTTACTTCTTCGTCATATGCCATCCCAGTGATGCTTTCGAAAGCGGCCAACCGGACAGCGTGTGAGTAAAGAGCTTCTTCCGGCGTAGCTGCGATAGCTACGTACGCATCAACTCGATCCCAACGGCGACTGGTAACACTTTTACGAAACAGCTTATAGATGTTCAATGGAGCTGACATGTGCTTTTCCTTTATATCCAGGACCACTTGACCCCTAAGGCGACAAGTATGTTTAAGGTAGCGTAACCAACTAACCCTATCACAAACAAATTCATTACATGTGGGACACTCGTGTAGAGATGCCAGTTCTGTAAGAGCTTGTCGATGTAGAGATAGTCAAAGAGTAGCGTGAGGCAAACTACGCTAATGCACAGCAACCTCACAAATATACGTTCTTTGACTTTTATTCCCATTTAATAGCCTTCTGTCTTTTATACGCGCGGACTGCAAAGTTGAGCAGTATCCAATTGCAACTGATATACAGTGCACCCCAGAAACCCAGTGACCACTTCAGTAACATGAAGTCGTACGTGGATTTGTCCATCAACATCAGACTGACCAGATCCAGCCAACCCGCATTCCACGATCCCAGTGCTGCACCGCACAGGAGCCAGAATACCGCAAATACAACACCGTAGTTACCGATGCTAAAACCAACGTTCTTCAAAAGCTGTTTGTTCTTAACACTCAACATTCTTATACTCCTCTGGATTAAGTTCTAACCACTCAAAGCCTTCGACGTTCTTGGGCTTACTAGTTTTAAACTTCACGTAGGTGGTTAAGCGATCATGACGAACCTGATTGATTTGAGCATTCACGCCGATAGCGAAACGCTTTACCGTATCCATGATAACCTTCTGTAGTTCAGAAGGAACTGTATCGGCATTAGGCTTCTGTTGAGTTTCATCCCAGAGGATGATTGCTTTAAACTCAGCAGTCCCCGGATACTCTTCTGGATAGGTCACCAATGTCACATTGAACGGTTCCAGTTCCTTAGTCATGAACCCTTCGTTATCTGGATGTTTATGCCAAGTACGGATCATGTCCACAACTAAGTTCTGGGAGTTCATGTTTACGCTCGCTTGCTACGGTTACGGGGCAGTTGCATGATGGTGGAGAAGTCGAAGGTCGATTCGTTGTACGGGAAGACCTCAGGGAACTTACCGCACAGTTCGTTACGCACCAGTTCCAGTACGGTCTCACGCTCGATGTAGTTATAGAGGATGATCCCACGGTGATACACCATCACAGGATAGGTCTTATCCCGAACGCTAACCGTCATGAAGTAACCACCGTAGGTAGTGGATTCCTGCTTAACCTCATTACGGTAAGCTTCGATCTGAACGTTGTTGTCCGAGCAGATCTGGATGAACTCATTAGAGTCACCCCCGAACATCACCGGACGCTTACGGCCAGTAGTGATATCTTGCAGGGAACGCAACAACAGAGGGATCTCCGACTCCAGTGCTTCGAGGTCGATGATCTTCTGCATTGCATCAACGAACAGCTTGAGGATGGTTTCCTCCAACTGACGGGACCACGGACTGGTATCGGTAATACCGACAACATTAACCCCGAACCATGCAAAGCCGTTTTGATGACGCACTTTAACGCACAGGTGTGGAATGTTCGACAACCCCGACAAATGCTTAACGGTGTAATCCGTCAGGCGTTTGATGATCAGGGTCATGTTGGGACAGGTTACAATCTGAGTAGAAGACATTGTGGTATTCCTTGTGAAGAGTTGGGTTGATTAATCTACCGATTTCCAGTTGAGGTTGTTACCGAAGCGACAGTCATCGATGTAGACCTGACGCTTGAGCCACGCATCTTCAACATCGTCAAACTTAGCAACCTGGGTGATACTGAAATTACGTTCAGCCAGGATGTCAGCAGCTTGTGCAGTGACGAAGTTGTTAAGCGCAACGTTCAACGTTGTGTTGGACATGGTTTGCAAGCGTGACAGGAAGAAACTCAGGATCGAAGTTTCTGGAGTGTTGCCACGATCTTCCACAACGAAGTAGTCATGGGTACAATCATGGCGCACTACATAAAGATGACCCGGTCCAGTCATATCCCGCGTCTTACGCGCAGCCAGCAGATCTGCATCAGCCAGTTGTTGACGGATACTTACACCACAGAACTGTTCAGGTTTAGTAAGGACGTAAATGTCCACACGTTCACCCGCTGCCCATGCTTGCTTAACGCATTCTGGGCCTGCCGCTTTATGACGCGTCTGAACTAGCATCTGATTGAAGTTGGAGGTATGGCTATACCATACCAAACCCGACTTCATCAACAAAGCGTACGCACCGCCCTTCTGTTTACCCGGAACACGATCTTGAGTGACTAAGATCATACCGGATTTCAGGATAGCCTTTGCTGTTGCATGACGGGTTTTTGTTACACGACGAACTGCGTACATTATTAGATCCTGTAGATAAGTTTGTGAAATGGGTTAGAGCGGTGTATCGTTTTCGTTAGACGACATTGCCAGAGCAGTTACGTCATAACCCAGGTCGAGTTGAAACTGCTCATCACTCTTGCTGGACAATACGCTGGTCATGAACAGACCACCGCAGGTGTGGTTATCGTCCGAGTACAGATGCCATGGCTCACAGCGCTCGGTATTACGTATCATCACACAGACCAGATCACCCATGGCGTTAACCTTGGTACGATCGTGACGGTCACGGGAACTCAACGGGTTACCGCGCTCCAATTGCTTGAAGTAGCGATACGCTTTATAAGCTGCACGAGGTTCACCCACGATGCGGATCTCATCAGCCGTTGGCGGGATGAAGGTTACAGTCGTTTCGTTCAGGAAGTGAAGACGGCGACCTTCCCCTTTTGGCATGGTCATCGGTTTGGGTAGACGGATGATGTACTCTTTCGCACCCGGACGAGTGGCGATATGACTGAGTACCTTGTTCTCACCCGAACGTACGAATACCCATGGCATCCGATTGGCTTGCAGGTCGATCGTAGTACACACGTTCATGTCACTCGGTGAGCGACTGGCCAGTTCTTGCATCCGTATTGCAAACCGGAAGATAGATGCCCAACGTGGCATGCGCCGCCCCGGCATATCGGTCTTATAGCGCATGAGGTATTCCAGCTCGAAGCGAGTGTCGTCCACCAACCTGAGACGGTACGCATCATCTTTGCTTTTAACTACCTTCAACCCATGAGCTGACTCACCGGCTGGAACGGATTGAGCAACGACTTCACGGACGTACTTAGCTGCCCATTCACCCAGTGGATTACTACTCACTTCATCCCAGGTGATACCTACCTTTACACGATCATTCGACCGACGCGACATGTTGATACTCCTTGAACAATGTTACCATTTTGGGAAGTCTGACGGCATTCACGATTGCTGGGTTGGAGTACGAGTACAGATTGTAACTCATACCCGTTTCAGGGAACAGGTAACCGTGGTGGGAACCAAACATCGATTCGAACTTAAGGCGACGAGCCAGTTTGAACTTCGGTGTATCAACCTGACCCAATGGGCCGATTGCAATGTTCTGTTCGGCCAATACCAGCTCATCGGCAACCACAGCGAAGCTACCATTAGCAACCCGATCACCCACCTTCAGATGATTGATGTTGATGGTATCGCCGTGTGGCCAACCTACGTGTTCATCCACCCGATTAAACGATTGAATATCAATAAACAGCATCGACTGCACTCCTTACATAACAGTGGGAATACGACATCAGTTGATAAGCGGTTTGTTGGATAACACGCTGTACCAACTCACTTGGACACATCAGGTTATTCGACAGCTCCGACCAATTGAACTTATCGACACAGATACCGAATTCAGCCATCGTAGCATCGTAGCGTTCCATACGACCCTTGAACTCAGGATGCGATTCAATGTGATCAGGGAAGCAGTAGAAGAAACCCTGTCCGTCATGATTGTCGGCGGCGGTGTGAACCACCATGGCAACCTTGGAACTCAGTTTGCTTTTAATAGCCGACAGGATGTTGTCGTTGGTATAACCCGGAGAGTTCTTACGGAACACATCACGAATCATACTGACGCCGTCATCAACGGCACTGTCTTCACCAACGAGCCACAGATCTTGAATCTGAGTATCGTGGATCACTGGACCGCCACTACCCATACCGGGGAACATCTCTTCGAATACACGACCATTACTCAGTCGTGCAGCTTTACCCACGCAACGTACCTTCAATGCCCGTTTAGCGGTATTGATCTTCAGGCCGGTGTCATAGTCCATATGCAGCCAAGGGCTACGTACGTGAGAATGATCGAACTGAATGGTACTACCAGTAACGAAGGGTTTCATGGTACGTAGTGCATCACCAGCACGAGCGATGAATTCCATGAAGATCTCCGTCATACCCACCTGATGACTTGCGCCAGTAATGTGGTAATGCGTTGGACCAGCTCCTGTGTCGAAGAATTCGGTCATGTTGAACTTCCAGACCATCTGACGACCTTCCAACTCAGTACCCTCAGCCACCCGGTTACGGAGGTTTTGATAGATTTCCTGCATGCGGTACTTGAACCACTGACCTACCAGATGATGATCATCCGAAATCAGATCACCGCGTTTGATGTAAATGCTCACTCGATCAGCTGATCGTCCCATTGTAGTACTCCTGACTGTTAAGATTCATAAGGGTGATATAGGTATAAAAAGGGTTCCATTACGGAACCCAATTTATTTAGTCATCCAACGACACAGTGGCCTCGGTGGTATCAAAACCTACGACTTCAAGGTCTTTGAAGAAACGCAAGTCTGCACCACGGAAGTTGTTGATCAGTGGGGTGTAAGGAAGGTGTTGACCAATCATAGTCTCGCCATGACGATTAACGTACTGCACGCCTGCCAGCAACCACGGATCGGTGTGATCGAGGTTAGTGACATACCATCCTTCGTTGCCTGGGATGTTCATGGCGTGTGCCCAGATCAGCAGGTGCTCCCATTTGATATTTGGATGCAGTAGTCGCAGGGTAGAGATACACAGGTCGGTGCCGTAGTGAGTACCCATCACCTCCAGCTCTGCACGCTCGTCCGGGTCCATGCTTTCAAAGTACGTCCGGGTGTGGAATTCCCATACACGACGGAAATGCTCAACCGCCTTAGGTTCACCCATTACAACCAACCCATCGGTTTGCTGATGCATGTTGACGAAGGCTGGTACGTTATCACCGGTAGCGTTCCAAGTAGCTGCACCCTTACGCATCAGGCACGACTGTGGACCTGCTACCAGCGCCCAAGGCTGCTTCATGGTAGCGATCTCGAGATAGCGCTCCATACGGATGAACTTATCCTTGTAACGTTCGCACAGCTCAGCGATTTCCATCAGCAGGTAATGCAGCCGGGAGTACTCATAGAGCACGCCTTTACGGTGACGGATCACGAACTTGAGGTTGACGTTAGCACCGAACTCACCTTCACGTTCGTGAGTAATAATCGGCGTTACCGAGTCGTTGTGCACACCCAGGTGTTTATGTTGATCCAACAGCTTGTTGAGGTCCAACAAGAAATTGATTTCATCGACCATGCTGGTACGGTTAACCACTTCATTGGAATAGGCCAGACGCAGCATTACGGAGTTGTTCGACATTTGTAAGATTCCTTGACGGAGGGGATTAGTATTGGTGCATGAAGCGGTCTTGGTCACCAGACTCTTTACACCGAGGCCACAGTTCCAGATCACGATAATCTACAACCAGTTGCCAGTGATCTACTGGACCAAGGTGTTGAACCTGCATGATTGTTTCCACAGGTTCTTGCTTCTTGTTCACAGTATGTTTGACGGTGAGTATATATCCGTAACCAATACGGTCAATGTCAAGGTATTTTTGAATACGCATGATGATCCTTAAGGTAACAGTGGGGCATATTTATCGTAGTTATCCACAACCCATTCTTTTGACTGGTGTTTAGGACGCTCCATCAGTTTGGTAAACGTGAGGAAGTAGATGATTTGAGCTTTCTTGAAATCCATACCCGAGCTATGCCAGTATTCACGATACTGATCCGATTTATCACCATGTGCAGCGATCATACCACTGCACGCATCAATGTAACGTTGATCACCCTCAAATACCTTAGCAATGAATGCATCGGTATTATCAAGCATGTAGCGTGTTGCATCCATCATGACAGTACTCCTAAGTAAAGAGATAATGAGGTTGCTATAGCAACACTCCCTAAATAGAAAAGAAATAAAGAGGAACACTCAGTCCCTCATTATATCCTACCCACAGGTATTAATTAACTGGCAGTGTAGACTTGATGAGTAACCAGTTAAAATCATACTCACTACTGTGACCAGAGTAATACGATTCTTTACTGGTATCCACATTACCAAAGTTAAAGGTCATTACATTACCGATGACACTACCGAAGTGATTCAACCGAGAGAAGTGATTAATCTTCTCTTCAGTAATGACCACTATGGTAACATCAGTATCACCGATCGCTTTAAGGATAGCCTCAGCTGTAATGTCCTCAACCGTTTCGAAGTGGTGAAACAGTGGCACAGCGACTTGGTAATCACCAATGAAGAACATGTGCTGAATGCGATCAGTCATCCCATTCTGATAAACGTAGTTAACTACACGTTCATCGAACGGTAACAATGTGATCGACACATCGTCATTAGCCGCATAAGCGTAGGAGACACGCTTTTTATCGTAGTGCAATACAATCGACATTAGTCACCTCAGTAACGATCAATGTGGGTACTGACCACTGCCCACGGTTTTAGATTAGAGCCATTCTTAGCGGCAGCGATGTATTTATTGGCTGTCTCCATATCCACGTTCAGGCCGTAGTAAAGAGAACCTTCTTCCATCGGTTGCCACATCCGATTACCAGACTGATAGATAAACAACTTATCCTCACTGGCTACCAGAATCTGAAGGTCAGCTTGACTGTCAGCCAGGTAAAGCACGTGGTCCTCACGTATAACCTGTTTCCCATGTAGATAGCCTTTTGCATGGCCCGTCCGCATAGTCGAGCCAATTGCCCAGATACCAATGGGATAGATAAAATCGCCCTCATTAGTTACGAACACACTTGCGGCGGTAGTGGAGATATAGTCGTAGTCCTGAGGGATAGACTTCAACCCACCGAATGACATGCGGTCACCAGAGATCTTTAAGAAGAAAGACAAGGGTCACTCCTTATTTGTAGATATCGAAGTCTTTAGGAAGGTCGCGCAAACGCTTACCCAAGGTATTAACGTTGAAGAAGTTGTTGAACCCCCACGTATACTTACAATCGTCATAGACCAGACGAACAGTACCGTTCTGGATGTAAACGTCACGGTCGGGGTTGAACTTGGTACCGTGGGACTTGCTGGCGTATACGCCGTCTTCAGGGATGGTTGACATGCTATTTACCGAAGTAGGTGCCATAGGCAATGGTGAGTGGTGTCATGAGGCACAGAGCGCAGATCAGGAACTTGAGTTGTGTAGCTTTAAGTTCCTGTGGAACCTTACGGTCCATGATACTGACGACGCTGAATACCCATAGACCGGTGGTGACAATGATCAACATTGCCAGGATAGCGGCTTTCATTGGCTGGACGCTCGATAAGGGTTGCCGGAAGTGAAGCGCTTCTTGAAGGCGACGAATGCATCGACCACGTGTTCGAACTTCTCAGTCATGAAAGGTTCGTAATGGGCTACGTCATCATCGGTTTGACCAACGTATTCCATGTAGGTGCAGAAGAACTTCTTCTCAGTTGGATACACCGATACACGCATGAAGTTGAAGTCATTACCCACCTTCACATCGAACTCACTCAGGGCAAGCGATGTAAGGCGTTCTACGCATGGATGTTTGTCCATGTTGCCCACGAGTACCTGATAAACGAGGTTCATACGTACTTGGTCAACCGGTAGCGTCTTGAGGAATGCAATCAGCTCACGAGCTTCTGGTTCACGGCGATCGATCTTACGACTGGTTACGGCTACGATTGTAGGGTTAGACTTTTTCATATGGATTCCTTGGCGAATTGGGTAGATACCATCACAGGTAGAACGCATGATTGAACTGGTGCCATCACAGTCACGTGGCATACGTGCAGTAACAGTCCGGCTAATCATTGGTTGTTCGGCGATTGATTTTGCCAACGCCTCCCACTCCAAATGGGTTTCACTGAATTTAACATCTGTACGCCACGCTTCCCAAATTTTACGGCGTGCCATACGACGGTAGAACTTAAGGTCTTTCCAGTCAGCCACACCTTCAGGGGATTCTGAATCGTAATGCAGCTTACCGTCATACAGCCAGATATGACCCGCCCACTCGGTATCGGGACCGTCGAATTCTTCAGCGCCATACAACTCAGCACCTGGAATGTCAGACTGGAAGTCTTGTGCAAAGTTCTCACAGTCCCCGCAGTTAGCTTCCTCAGGGATAGACCAACCACGGGCTTCTAGCCACTTTTGAATCTTCTCTTTGCACAGCATGTTTCTATACTCCGTCATAAAGCCAGCCCGAAGGCTGGCTGTTTATTTAGTCACGATCCAGTTCAACTTTACTGGTCAACACAACACCAGTAACCGAATCCACGAATGGACTAGGGGATGGTGAGTGGTGAACACGGCTGTATGCCCTCAGGTTAGCTTCCACTCGCTTGCGTACCCAACCCGCTTCTGCCAATTGAGGATACTTCAAGTATTCGGCAGGCAACCCAGTAGGACGGACCCACTTCATCCGATTACCAGTTACTTCGAGGACCAAGCCCTCAGTGGTAACCAGATAGATGGTTGCACGATGCATCCCCGAAACGATATATTCCCAGTCACGTGGTGTCATACCGGTACGAGCATTGTAGTTGTACTGGCTTTCAGTTTGCACACAGCGTACCAACCGCGCATAACGACGCTTAGCTTTACGCACTTGATTATGCGCCCCAGCAAAGATCACGTCAGTGAAACTCAGCTCCTGCGTAACACCATTGTCGATGTACAGTGGACGAGGACAGACTTGATCACCCGTCAACCACACGAAGTCATCAGTGTGATGGTGCCAGACAGCCATACGACCGTCACCCTTCAACTCCAGCATCACACGCTCAGACACGTAAGGGGTACGTTCCCAAAGCAGCTCAGCGTGGACGTCAAGGCCGTTATCTTCGCAGACATCCTTGAAGCACTGTTCGGCACGATCGTCTTTGAAGATGATCGCCCCATCGTACTGGCAGTCGTAAGCAGAATGATTGACGTCCAGTACACGAACGTGATCAGTCTTAAGTACTTTACCGCTACGGCGAGTATTGGTCTGCAAGATTGCGTTGTGGTAAGCCAGCAGTAAAGGCAGTGGCATTTTACGATCGATATAATAGACGTCACGATTCATTGTAAATATTCCTTTTAGGTAGTTGGGTGAAGCAGGGTTAGATGAACCCCGCCTCGTTACGTTGGATTGCGGACATATGGGCAGCACCGCGCAGAGCCTGATGGAAAGGACTGAGGCAATGCTTTTCTTTGGAGATGCAGTTGCTCACGCGATCAGTCTTAAAGATTTGGAAGCGCCAAGCGTAAGCTTCCAGAATCTGAGCATCATCTGCATACTCGTTCACCTTTACCCCAGTCGAGGTAATACGGTACAGATCCCCACGTTTGGACAAAATGCCAATCTCAGCATAATCACCCAGTTTCTTAGCAGCCAGCTCCAATGCATCTTCGATACACCAATGTGCCATACCTGCACGTTCACGAGTCAATTCGTAACGCAGCATTTTAGTGGCTTTCCAAACCGCATGGCTAGAACCAGCGACCCAGAGTTTAGCGATCTCACCGATGTAACGACCTTTGGGTGGCAGCGACGCAGGGTAGTAACCATGGTCTTGTACGCCTAACTTACTGCTATGTCCCAAACATGACACAGTGTCACCAGGTCGCACGAGTACATGTAACCCGTTAGCCTTGTCATTGTTCACCATTACACGTGGTTCAGGATAACTGGCCGTGAAGTGATGGACGAACTTTGCAGCGGGTTGCTGATCAGCAAAAGCAGTGAACTTACCACGGAAATTACTGTAGTCATGCTGGAGGTCGAAGATAAACAGCTCGTTACTGTCGAACACATCGGTACCCGCACGACGGATACTGTTAGGGTTCTGGATGATGTATTCGAACATGAATGTCCGAACATCCGCTTTAGCTTCGACATCGGTGATAGCCAGGTAATCGACATAGACGCAGTTGCGATGCATAACTTACTCCTTAACACCTTTGAAGATGACCAGCACGTCGAGGGTGATACCGTTATCCAGTTGTGCGAAACGCGCTTTAACACGGTCGAGGTCTTCAGCCGACTTGATCGGGAACACGCGTGCCTTATGGAAGAAAGGACTGGTGGAAGCTGCGTCTACCCAACCCGAACTGAACTCCATCTCAGAGTCATCGGAGAAGCGAAGGATACATGCCTGGTTCCCGATGGTCGGATAGTCTTCCAATGCATGCACGATATCCAACTCAACTCGCTTACCCTGCTGGCAAATTACCAACCGATCGATTTGAATAGGAGTTGACCAACCCGAACCGTCTTCAGCTTTTTGTTGCGAGAAATAAACGGCACCGATACCGGCAGTGATCTGATCGAAGTAAGCATCCTTCTGTTCTTCAGGGATCAGGTACGAGTTATCGGCTTCCCAGTAACCTTGTGGGTTAAGGAAGCTAACGATACCATCAACGTTACGAGTTACGATGAATTGCTTAGACATTGGTTGGTTCCTTCATGTAGTTGTAAAGTTTGTGCCGTACATTAAGTGCCGACGCATGGGGATTGGAGCATGAGATCACACTGATGGAAACATGATCGGAATAGTCTTTACCCTTACGGATAACCTTGTTCAGATCCTTAGGGGACATCGCTAACAACTGGTCTTGTACAACCGCAGCCTCTTTACGAGATGCGTAGAGTACAGCCTGTCGTTGAGTTACGGTGGTACCCAACCCGAAGCCCGAGGACTTCAGGTACACTTGAGTATTATCCACACCTAACCCGAAACGGATTACGTATTGACTCATGCTTAGCTCCGGGCGTCACAGATCGCAAAGGTTACGGTGTGACGTTGTTCATCACTGATTCGGCCACCCGCACGGCGGATCACGTCTAGTACATCCTCACCGAGTGACCGGAAGACCGACTTAGCGGTACGGGCATTAGTGAATGACGTATACCGGTATGGCAAATCAATGGTAGTCAGCCCGCCGTAAGTGATACCTTTGAAGCTACAGCGGATCACCAATTCTTTTTCAGCCGGTTGAGCCATGTTCTGGCCCAGTAGCGACATAAATGCAGTTGTCATACCTTTATCAAACATGCTTATGCTCCAAACAGGAAATTTGTGAATTTAGTAACCAGATAGATGGTACCCACACCACTAGCAACGAATACCATCAACCAGAAGAAGTCCATGGGGTTACCCGGCGGACCTGGTTCAAACTCTTCTTCCCACGACATTAATTAACCGCCTCTTGCGAACGGATCAAAGCCGCTGCAACATCGCCCTTACACTTATAGATCGTAAGGATCTTAGGAGCATACTCAGCTTTGGTGACGTGGTCTTGTTCGTTGTAGATCGGGAACTGCTGCTGTACCGTGCAACCGTTTCGGCTGTCCTCGACCCACTTTACCTTTTCAGGACGGATGTCTTCTGTAAAAGATGGAATGACGATGAACCAGACGAACAAGAAGCAGAAGCCAATGGTCAGTATATCTGATATCTTCATACCGAATCTCCTAGCGACACAGTAAGTAAATGAAACCAATGCAGAGCACTACCATGAATAGTAGTGCACCGCCACCCGAAGGATCACCGCGTACACAGCGATCAACGTCTTCATCAAATAGCTGGAGCATTGGGCCACCAGATGGTAGTGTAGCCATGAATGTCAAGTAGAAGATGCGTTGCCAAACACAGCAGCGAGATCATCCACGCCAAAGCGATACCCGGTAGCATCGTTCGGCTGAACGCACGCCATACCAAATCGCGTACCAGAAAGCCACCACAGAAGTAGTAAGCTAACAGACAACCGTAGCCGATGACGGCCAACCAGTTGAACATGTGAAACAGAAAAGACCAACTCATTTCAACGCTCCATATCGTAGTAATCGATGGTCAAATTTGACCGACCCGGACATTGCCACACGTGGCGGTATTTTTCAGTGGTGCAGGCTTTACCGCAGTACATTCGACCTTCCGTTATAACCTTGGAAAGCAGTACGCATTTGTTTGCATCATCGCGTACGTACTTAACATCACTGGGTTGAGTGATTGCCGCCATGAATAACCCACCGCCTAAGCAGATGAGCACTATTAGCGTACCAAGGGTAGAAAGTGAACTCTCTGTGCTGCATTCCTCCGAGTTACTCATGTGTACTCCTTAGGTTATAAAAGAG